ACGGCGCATATATCGCTATCACGTTACCTTGATATAGCCGGGAACCTCACGACGTTGAAGGCGTCGCTGCGTTCCGGGTCACAATATGTCAAAGATCTTTTTTAGTAGGCATCCGGGAATCGAACCCGGAGCGGCGAGAATCGAAATGCTTGCAAGGCTTATTACCGCTTCCGGCAGTGACGCTTCACTAGCCATGCCCTTTGTGTTAAACGACCCTGTTCCTCTCAATGAACCGGTCGATGCTTCTTAGCTCGTACCATATCGTGTTGCCGAACTTCGAGAAGGAGATCTCCGCTTTCTCCCTCAATGCCCGTAGGAATTTCTCCGAGCATCCTAGGTACGACTCTGCCTCAGACTTCGAGAGCCATGTCTTTTTGATTGGCTCCACCTTTCCGGTCTTTCTCTCTCGTGCCATAATCCATTATTTCAATCGGGTTACGGATATACTATCCACTCTTCCTGCCACAGAGGTTTTAAATAAATATCCTTTCTTTTTCAGTCTGGTTGCAGCGTATACCACACTTCTATCCTTTATGTCTTTCCTTGCGATCTCTACTGTTTCTCCTATAGGTATCGATAGTAATGTTTCTGATACTAGGATCTTTTTTTTGATAATAGCTTTGTTCATGTTCTATATTTTCCTATTTTTGCTTATTGCATTATTTAGTTGCATTGTCAAATTGCTTTGTTCAACTTGACAATGCAAATATATAGACTATATTCTAATAATTCTCATATTTGCGAGAATATATACTCGGTATTAACATTAATTATACAATGCGCTTATGGATGCAAAGGATAGAATTTCTAAATATATTGATTTTAAAGGTATTAGTGTTTATAAGCTTGAGGTGGATGCTGGATTCTCTAATGGATATTGGAGGAAAACAAAAAGTATTTCGGCTAATGCTGTTGAAAGTATTCTTAGACTATATTCCGATTTAGATCCTGTGTGGGTTATTACCGGAAAAGGCGAAATGCTAAAACAGCTGTCAACTCAAGAGGTGTCGGATAACATCATACCGTTATCCCATCCTAAGACCCCGGATAAGATATATCCGATGTCAGAGTTCAACTTGTATGATATAGATGTCTCGGCAGGGTTAAGCCGGTTGTTCTCGGAGGATGGGGATCGGAACAAGGCTTACCTAGGGAAAATATCAATACCGAATATGCCTAAATGCGACGGTGCAGTAAAGGTGATAGGTGATTCCATGTACCCGTTGCTTAAATCCGGTGATATAATAGCGTACAAAGAGGTGCATAGCATAGAATCCGTGCAATACGGTGAGATATACATATTGCAGATCGAGAATGATTCCGATGTGTCTGTCGTGGTTAAATACGTGAAGAAGTCAAGTGAGGGTAATGACTACTTGAATCTAGTGTCATATAATAAGGAGCATGACCCGAAGGACGTGAGGAAGGAGAGTATAACAGCTTTGGCGAGGGTGATTTTGTGTATAAGACAATTTAGTATAATGTGATATTTAAATTGACGGTATGAGATTTTTATTTACAATTTGTCTCCTGTTTTGTTGCGTTAGCCTATTCTCTCAATCTGAGAAGCTGACTAATGATGATATCATGAATATGTTGAGCATTGGTTTTTCGGAGGAAGTTATATTGACAAAAATAGCGACTTCGGATTGTGAGTTTGATACAAGTATCGATGCCTTGAAAACAATGAAGGAGAAAAATGTGTCAGATAATATTATTATGGCTATAATGAATTGTAAATCAATTATAAGCCATGATAGGTTTGCAGAAAACGATAAGATTGGAATTTATTATATTGAAAATGATGTTTTATCAAAAATTTATCCTTCTGTGTTTTCAGGTCAAAAAACAAACACTTTGGGATCTGCCTTGTCTTATGGACTGGCAAGTTCGGATATAAAATCGACGATAAGCAACTCTGAATCTGACTGCAAGATAAAAGATGATACACCTGAGTTCATGTTTTATTTTGGTTCTAATTCAAACGATGACTTGTCTAATTGGTGGTTTTATGCAGCATCATCGCCAAGGGAATTTGTTTTAGTCCGTCTTGATGTCAAAAAGAAAAAAAGAGAAATGAAGGTTGGATCAGTAAATATATATTCAGGGTCAAAGATTGAGATAGCTGAAAGGCACCTAATACCATTTAGTATAGATGAGACAGCTCCAATGGTATTTAAGGTATATCCAAAACAACCCTTAGAGGATGGAGAATATTGCTTTTTTTACCAAGGCATCATTCCTCAAGGTGGATACACAAATCAATCGGTATTTGATTTCTCTATAAGATCTGGTAAAAAAATCAATAAAAAATATAGAGAGCGATGGGGAAATGAGTATATGGATGATGCTTATCATTGATTTGCCCTTGTCTAGTGTAAGATGATTGATATTGGATAAAACAACATGGGAAACTGGGAGAAAAAGCAGGATGAGAAACGTGAATTGCGTGAGCGAGACAAGGCAAGCCGGGAAACTTTAGGTAAGTTTTTCTATGATTTGGCAAAACTGGTTTTTACGGCTATGGCCTTGGTTGGCGGGGTGTCGTTAATTATAGATGAGCCACAGGCAAAGCAAGTGATATTGTTGGTTGCCGGTCTTTGTTTTACAACATTGTTGGCGTATATTGGTTTTTTAATATTAAAACGGCGATAATATGGATTTCATGATTATGTTTTTTTTGGTAGGAGCGGTTATTGCGGCAGGTATAGCTATTTGGCTTAATACTAAGTCTGGGAAAAAGTGGCTTGCTAGCCTTTGATTGATATTCTCGTGGGTCTCATTATATAGAGACCCACTGTAAAGGATCAAGCCTCACTATACCTGTACTCGACAAGACATCTGGCCAAGTCCATGAGATCGGACATGCAATAACGGGCTTTTTCCGCAATATCCGATTCCGATATTAGCATCTCCTTGGATATGAACAATAAGCTCAATACAAGTGAATTTGAGAAACTTGATATAGACTTGCCAAGCTGCGCTAGATCGCATACTTGATCCTCTGTGAGGTCTGGGAACCTCCTCTTAAACTCGCACGATTCCATGTGATATAGATTTAATGCCGGACGTGATTGACCGTACTTTTATAAAACATCTGGTAGGCGAATAAGTTCAACGGGTGATGGGTATTCACAACATTTTAAAACGATAGGATATGGATTTCATGATTATGCTTTTTAGTGCGTGCTCTATAATAGGAGTTGGTATATTGGTGTGGTTCAAAACTCCATCAGGAAAGAAGTGGCTGGCGAGCCTGTGAGATCGTCACCAAAAATTAGAACACGTCCAGTAGCAATTAAAGAAGGAGGTCCGGCCTCAGTGTACTGAACAAGGGCAAGTAAAAAACAAGCCCATCCGCTAATAACGGGTGGGCATTATCGTTAGTATAATCGCGAATGTGTCGCAAATAAAATATATAGTATTTATATAACTATGATTTACAACAAAATAGGTGCTTGAAATAAATAATTACGAGATATATAGGCGTAATGTTAGTTTGTTTTGCGTATTTTATTGATAATCAATAATATATTTTGATTTGAGGTATAAAATAATAACGTTTTTCAATAAAAATAGCGGCAAATCTAGGCTTATCTATTACTTATTTGTAGATTTGTGTCGCAAATTTGTCGCGAATTCGCGACGCAAATATTAGCATCATGGGAAACATAGCGTATTATCTGGACACAAGGAGGGCAAAGAAGGACGGGACGTATCCCGTAAAGTTGTACGTAAGCCATCATAGGAAGTTTTACATAAAGACTTCATACACCTCAAAGGACGATGAGTGGGAATCCAATCAATATTCTAAGAAAGCTCCTAACCAAAAGGCTAGGAACATGGCGTTAAGGTCAACGATAAACAAGGCGGAGGAGGTCATGTACAGGCTGGAGATGGAAGGTAGGCTCGCTGGGACATCTGACACTACATTGAAAGCCATGATAGAGGAGGCGATATCGGGTAAGCCTAGAAATGAAAGGACGCTAGTCACGTGCTTCGATGAGTTCATTGCTACCAAGAGCCGGGATAATACCATAAAGATGTATTCGGGTAGCCGGGACAAGGTGATTGCTTTTGGTAAGGATCGACCTATATCAGAGATCGACAAGAGGTGGATCATGGACTTTGACGAATACATGAAGAGGGCAAGGCTAAGCGTGAACTCAAGGGCTATCCATCTTAGGAACACACGCGCTGTAATGAATTACGCTATAGACGAGGGATATACTACCAATTACCCGTTTCGTAAATTTCCGATAAGGGGGGAGGAGACAAGGAAGAGATCGCTATCATTGGATGATCTCGTAAGGCTAAGGGATTATGATTTCACGGATGATAAGAAAAAGTATGGGGATCTCTTCATGCTCATGTTTTATTTAATCGGGATAAACGGAGTCGATTTATTCGGTGATTGTAAGATAGTTAATGGAAGGCTGGAATACAGGAGATCGAAAACAGGTAAACTATACTCTATAAAGATAGAGCCGGAGGCCATGGAGATAATAAACAGGTACTCCGGGGACGGGAAGGTGGTGAAAATACCGGAGAAGGTAGGAGGGTATCGCTATTTCCTTACGAGAATGTCAATAGCTTTTAATAAGATCGGAAAGGAAAACGGAGGAGACTCGTTGTTCCCGGGCTTATCCTCGTACTGGGCTCGGCACACGTGGGCTACGATAGCTGCCTCTCTCGACATACCCAAGGAGACCATATCGGCGGCTTTAGGCCATGAGATCGGTTCGCCAATTACATCTATTTATATAAGGCTGGATCAAAAAAAGGTGGATGAGGCCAATCGAAAGGTAATAGATTACGTCAACTCCTACGGTAATAAAAACGGTAAATAGGGAAAATAGACCAATAAAACACGCCCGTGTCAGAAAAAATACGGGCGTTATACTTTTGTAATGCGACAAATAGAACTATTTTGTCCTTTCGACCAAGATCTTTGAAATTCGGACTTGCAGTTGTTGCAACTCAATATTATTCAGTTCTTCCAAATCAATGTTCGCTATTTTTACTTTCCGGTTTTCATCAAGGGAATTTTTCTTCTCCTCGAAAAGAGCGGTCACTAACTCGTCTATTTGCTCTTTGATTTTTTGAGCCTTCAGCTCATAATTGGTAGTTCTTGCCATGGCATTGTTATGTTATTAGTTAAATACTATACAAATTTAGGGAATATCCACGATACAATGATCATCACCCTTTATTTTCTTTATCCTTTTCCTCCAATACCTTTTTCAACCTGTAAAGGCTGAGTATGTCGGATTCGAACGTTGGGTTGGACCAGTTCCTCCTCACCGAGTTTGTCTGGACGGAAATGAATTTCCGGAGGTCAAATATATACTCGCATTGACTCAGCCGGATTTCGTTAAAGGTTATCTCGTAGTTGTCGAACCACGCCAAAAGTTGTTTTAGTTCCTCGTTCATGATATAAAAGATTAACTCCCGCAAATATACCCATTTTAACCTTGCGATTTTAGGATATAAATAATTTTGTCTATATTTGCTGCGAATTCATTTTTGTGACTTAGGATGTTATGTTTAACAATATAATATAGTCACGTTATGGATTTTTCTAACAACTCATCTCAAAGGCAACAAGTGGACGTTTATTGTCCGATCCATCATAACTGGATCGGTCATTATGATTATGGCTCCAAAGGAGTCTACTACTGCTGGTGCAAGAAATGCAAGAAAGAAATCAAAATCGTTATGGGAAAATGAAGAGGTTGACGCAAAAACAAGAGAATTTCTGTAATTATTATATCGAGTGCGGCGGGAACGCTTCCGAGGCGTACAGGCGTGCCTACTCTTGCGAGAAATGGAAAGATAAGTCCGTATGGGAGAAGGCTTCGGCTTTATTGGATGATGTCAAGGTTCAGTCAAGGGTCAAGGAACTTCAAGAGGAGCAGAAAGTTGAATCTGATATAACCAAGGAGAGATTACTAAGCGAGTTAGGAAACATAGCGTTCTCGTCCATCGCCCATCTTCATAACACATGGATAGAGCGCAAGGAATTTGAGAGCTTGACGGACAAGGAGAAGTCCGCTATCAAGAGCATATCTACGAAGGTTATGAAGAAGAACATAGGCACGAGCGATGATCCGGAGATCATTGACGTGGAATATGTCAAGATAGAGATGCACGACAAGTTGAAGGCTATAGAGCGTATCTGTAAGATGCTTGGCTTTGACGCTCCAACCGTTGTAGACCTTGGCAAATCGCTGATCGGAATAGATACCGGAATAGATGATTAGTGTTCTGTTTTTAAATAAATGGCTATGTTTGTTAGAAAAAATACGAGGTCTATAATTTTATAATTGTTCTATATTTAATATTTTGGGAGCGGAGACGGATAATAAGAGGATAATAAGCTACAAGAGGTTCAATCCGAACTTTCACCATTTGAAGCTGGCGTTGGGGAATGACGATATAAGGTTCATCTTCATGTATGGGGGATCGTCTTCCGCCAAGTCTTTCTCTGCGGCCCAAGCGTTCTTATTGGAGTGTATATCCAAGGGCTATAACACCATGGTATTCCGCAAGACCGGGGCAACCATAGCGGATAGTATCTACAAGACGTTCCAAGAGGCTGCTAAATCATTGCGTATAGAGTCTTTTTTCAAGCCTATTGAGAACCTTATACGATGCTTTAACGGTTCCTATATCCGATTTAAGGGGCTTGATGATTCGGAAAAAATCAAGGGCCTTGAATCCTATCAGTACGTGTTTTGCGAGGAGATATCCGAGTTCGATGAATCCGACTTGAAACAGATAAGGAAGCGTCTCCGTGGTCGCAAGGGACAGAAGATCGTAGCTCTATTCAACCCGATATCGGAGGATCATTGGATCAAGAAAAAGATATTTGATACCGAGACATTGACCGAGGTGGACAATCACCTGTACGGGAGGCTCAAGGACAGCGTAACAGGCAAGGTACTGCCTAAGGAATATTCCGAGGTCGGGAGGAAATGGGTCAATTCTGAGCGGACCATATACAATCCAAGAAAAAAGACTTACGAGACGCACCGCCCGGATATGGTTATCATCAAGTCCACCTATCTTAATAATTTCTGGGTCGTAGGGTCTCCTGATGGCACGTATGGCTTTTATGACGCTCAGACGATAGCGGATTTCGAGAGGGACAAGGAAAGAGATTACGCTTATTATCTGATATACGCTTTGGGCGAGTGGGGAACGATAAGGACGGGTGGCGAGTTCTTCCACGCCTTCGACCCCGCCAAGCATAAGGGCAAGTGCCCATATGTCAAGGCTCCCGTGCATATATCGATAGATAACAACGTCCTACCTTATATCTCCATCTCTTTTTGGCAGGTTGATACTGGGGATATAACGAGGATAAGGCAGATTCACGAGGAAACTCCGTCCGATCCGTTCAACACGGTCACCAAGGCCGCCGAGATCGCCGTTGAATATCTGGAGGGGATAGGGCATGATGATATGGTCTATCTTTATGGGGATGTATCGACCAAGTACGGGAATACGATAGATGAAGATAAGAGGTCTTTTTTCGATAAGTTCAAGGAGGGTATAGACAAGAGATTCCGTAGCGAGGACAGGCTGCCTAGATCGAACCCTTCCGTATCCATGACAGGAGAGTTTATCAACGCCATATATTCAGGAGATATAAAAGACGTGTCCATCATGATCGACGAGAGTTGCGAGATATCGATAAACGATTATATCATCGTAAAGAAGGATGTCAACGGGGCGATGCTCAAGCAGAGGGTAAAGGATAAGATTACGGATCAGTCCTACGAGAAGGCCGGTCACCTTAGCGATACCAAGCGTTATTTTATCACGGAAATATTAAAGGATAGGTATACGGCTTTCTCGTTGAGAAGAAAAAGAAACACTATAAAAGAAAGCGATATGAGATATTATGATCAAAGCATGGTGGATTTGTCCGGATTGACCGGATTGGTTGAGATTCATCCGGATAATGGAGGAAAGTTCGTCTACGCTAAGTGCATGGTTAAGGGAGGATTTGTTTACATTACGGACGCTTCAATCCTCGATGATCGTATAAAAGAGGAGGATATGGCCTCAAGGCTGGGGAAAGGCGATCTTTTGGTGCATGTTGAATGTGATAAGTTCAATGCTACATACGTTCGAAATCTAAGGGATTATCTCAATGACGTCCGAGGCAGGAGCTTGCCGGCGAATGTTGCGGGAAGAATAGAGGCACATTCTGAATTTATTCGGAATCATTTTCTTTTTCGTAAGGATTACGATGAAGATGACGGATACTTGAGGTTTGTTGAAAGCGTCTTGGATTATAGGGAAAAATCGGATATTGAGGCTATAAGCGTATTGTCAGCACTGGCTGAGCGCATAAAAAACAAGACCTAGTAATTTTAGTGATAATTGTTTGATGTTTATCCGAATATTGTTATATTTGCGGTAACATAAAAATAAAGAAATTAGAGCCTAAGAGCCATACCCGGCGGGAGCCATATCCTGTGGGGTATGGCTCTTTTTTATTTGTACGCTATGAGTTGGTATGACAAATTATTGCCTTCGATATTGAGGTTTGACACTAGATCGAGTGTCAAGTCAATGTCTATGCTGGGGCATGTCGGCCAAGTGGATGTGGACAATGGGGGGAATATATGGTATATGTCCGGATTATCCTCATTGCTTGAACGTAATGATTTTAAAATTGATATGTCATCTATTCCCGGAAAGGCGTTAGCTCTGAGAGTCTGTACGCCATTCGCTACCGTAACGGACAGGGCCGGCTCCATGTTCTCTAATGGCAAGTTTTATGTCGTGGATAAGAATGACAACGAGCATGGCATGTATAAGACAAGGGATGGAAAGACCGACTCCTTATATCCCCGATTTGAGAAGATGAGAAGATTCCTGTCTCGTCCAAATCCATTGCAAAGCGGAAGGCAGTTTAACAAACAGGTCGAGATGACCATGAAAGCCTTTGGCTTTTGTCCGATATTCACGTTAAGGCCTATACAGGGAGAGTTGCCCATATCCATGTGGATCATTCCCCCGGAGTTATTCCATGTGATCCTTAGCGGTAAATTGTGGTCTCAAAGTGATTTGGAGGGGATAATATCAGAGGCGTACATAGAATGGAATGGAGAGAGGATCAACTTGGAGAAGGATGATTATTTCATCGTGTCAGACTCGACCGCTATCATTGGTGGGTATCAGTCAGAACTAAGCTTTGAGACTACGGTAGATAGCTTGTCAAGACCGGTAAATAATTGGATCAATCAGATGTCGGCCCGTAATACGTTGATAATCGATGGTGGGCCAAAGGGTATAATCTGCGATGATAGCGGAGGTGATATATATGGGAATAGCTCCTTGACACCAAAGGAGCAGAGGAATCTGAACGATAATTTCAAGAGGAAGTACGGGCTGGTTGGTAAGCTGTACTCCATCTTGGTCACCACGGCCAAGTTAAAGTGGGTACCGATTACGCATAGCTCAAAGGACCTTATGCTTCATGAGGAGGATGAGTCTTGCCGTAATATAATATCTAATGCTATCGGGCTTAATCCTAACGTATTGATGCCTGATAGTAAATTCGCTAATTTACAGGAGGCCAAGACCGCGGCTTATCAAGACTTGATCATACCCGACTCCGAGAACTACACGGAGATCCTTACGGAGAATATCGGTTATGAAGGAATGAGGATAAGGCTGGATTACTCGCATATATCCTGCTTGCAGGAGGACAAGCTAAGTTCCGCTCAAGCGTTCTCTACGTCATCCACGTCGGCGAGAGAGCTGTATGGCATGGGATTGATAACGATGCAAGAGGCAAGAAGGGAGATCGCTAATTACATGGACATAAACCCCGATGATCCAGAGGGGAATTTTAAAGATAACAAGGAGGAAATAAGTAATGAAAGTTAAGAAGATAACAATAGGGAAGCAATATAAGCGGCTTCCTTTCGACGTGAAGGAAATGGCGTTGGATAGCCGTAAGATCAGCGGATACGCCGCTATTTTCGGCGTTAAGGACAAGTCGGATGATATCTTGATAAAGGGATGCTTCGCTAAATCTATAGCTGAGAGAGGCCCCGAGAGCCAAGCGAACGATAAGATCATCCTTTTATGGATGCATAATATGAGTGAGCCTATAGGTCGTATCACCAAACTCGTAGAGGATGATAAGGGACTTTATTTCGAGGCCGATATTGACGATATCCCATTAGGAGATAGGGCTATCAAGCAGATGGAGTCAGGCACTATCAATCAGTTCAGTTTCGGGTACTCGTACGTGTGGGACAAGGTTGATTATGATGAGAAGATGGACGCTTATATCGTCAAGGAGGTCGTATTGTATGAGATTTCACCTGTATCCATTGGGTGTAATGGTATGACGGAGTATACTGGACTCAAGTCTGAGGATGACATAGCCGAGCGTATCGAAAGCCTTAGGGAGGATATCGAGAATGAGTTGGCCGTCATGTCCGTCTCTAAGAAATCAAGGATGCAAGAATTATTCGGAAAGGTATGGGCACTCGCTAGTCTTGAGCCGGAGAGAGGTCGAAAAGACTCCATGGCAAATCCACTCAAGGACAAGGGAGCCGAACATGCAAGGAAGAGTCTATTCAATATAGAATTCAATTAATAATCAAAAAGAGAACAAAATGAGAGGTTATTTTAAAAACAAGAAGTATTGCTGGATGATGGCGGTATTCGCTATCGTCACGTTAGTGTTATCGATGTTGTCTCCAGACACGAGCGTGGTGTCTTTGGCCGGTCTAGGGTTGTTGGGGTTCGTTGATTTGGAAAGCATGGATGAGGATCAAAAAAAATTCATCAAGGGATTGGATGATAAGCTAGAGGAGATCAACATGAAGTTCTTGAAGGACACTCTCCCTAAAAGCGACTACGTCAAGGAGCTTACGAGCTTAACCGAAGCCATGAAAGACTTGAATGATAACGTATTGTCCGATAAGATCGACAAGAAGGATTTTGATACTTTCAAGGAGAACGTGCTCGGAGAATTGGTCAAGATCAAGGCCGCCATGGAGAAGACCCCGGATGGTGGATTTAGGATCAAGGGTTTGGAGGATCAGGTAAGGGATCAATTGAAGTCCTACATCAGCAAGGAGCATAATGGGCGAGAGGTCGTGGACTTGAAATCGGCTTGCAAGGCGATGCCGGGAAATAAGTTGAACATCACCATTATCCCTAACGTGAAGGCTAACACTCCTATTACCTCGGCTGTCACTACGACGGGTGTCCCCATGAGTCCGGGCGTGGTATTCGATCCATCTATCTCTACGCCCCCTTTAGCTGAAAGTGAGCTTCGGCAGTTCGCCAATGTCGCCACGATCAACGCCCGTACTATTATTTATACGCAACTAAAGGATTCCACGGGAGACGCTGAGTGGGTTCCGGAGGGGGGATTGAAGCCTTCTATGACTGCGTCTATTGAGGAAAAAAGCATAACGGCGGGTAAGGTAGCGTTAACCGCCACGTTGACAGATGAGGTCATCACGGATTTACCTCAGTTGGTAGCAGAGATAAGGAGCGAGATCATCTACAAGATCGGGGTCGCCGAGGAAGAGGGGATATTGTTCGGCTCTGGCTCCAATGGTAAGATCAAGGGGGTTTTCTCTGATATCCCGGAGTACTCGCTAACCTCGGTAAAAGTCACTCGTCCTAATAATTTTGATGCGATCGTGGCCGCTTATACCCAGATCGTATCTACATCAAAACGTAATTACACGCCTAATTTAGTTCGTGTAAATCCGGTTGATCTTGCGAACATGAAGCTTACCAAGGATGCCAATGGCGCTTATCTATTCCCCCCGTTCACGCTGCAAGACGGGTCGCTGATCTCGGGCGTGCAGATTAAGCCGTCCACCACCATTACCGAGGATGAGTTTTTCATCGGGGATTTCCGCTATTTGAATATCCGGGACTATCAACCATTGAGCATCACTTTCGGATGGGTCAACGATGACTTCCAGAAGAATCAGGTGACAATGGTGGGTGAGAAGAGATTACTGGCTTACATCAAGTCTAATTACTTGACAGCATTCGTAAAAGGTAAATATTCCACGATCAAGGAGGCTATTGACGCTAATCCGGCGAGCGATAGCCCGGAAGTTGGGAGTTAAACTATAATAAGATAAAGATATGAAAAGAAAGAGAACTGAGATTGGTACGTCCAAGGGCTATAAGCTGGATTTGGCCGAGGTATATGAGATCACTTACGCCAAGAAAACAAAATACCATAACGTGGGAGATAAGGATCTTGTGTCGTTGCCATTGGCGATCATGTTCATAAACGACAAGAGAATATTATCAACCACGGAGATCGACGAGGCTATATCCAGATATGGAATGACGGAGTTGCTCAATAGTTCCAAGAGATCAAAATAAACCGTTATGCTGATCGATGAGACATATTTCATAGGTGATCTTCATATAGATGGCTTGGTACCTTCCGAAGGGGTACCAAGCCTCACCAATGAGGCCATAAACTCGGAATTCAAGGCGTTGGCCGCCAAGTTTGAGAGGGATTTTTACAGGCAAGTCCTAGGCAAGGATAATGCGGACGCTTTCGTGTCTTTCTTGGACTTGTTGGAGAAAGATCCGGATAAGGCGGATGAGAGGAGATGGCTTGACTTGAAGGATATATTGGTCGATGATGCCGGGGGAAGTCGGGAGTCTCCTATAGCTTACTATATCTATTTTTTCTATATCAGGAGAAATCAGTTGGAGGCTACTCCCGTGGGAGTCACGGAGGCGGATGCCAACATCGTCCCTTGTAACCGGAAGATGATTGACGCATGGAACCAGATGGTGTATATGAATGATTACCTGTCGAGATGGCTCTTTGATCATCGTGATGATTACGGGGGGTATTTTTTCGAGGATGATATGCTGGAAACGATAAATCAATTTGGCATATGACAGGTTTGGTGGATATATTCAGGGATATCAGCGTCAAGGTCGGGGATCGGCTCCAAGTGGAGATGGGATTGGATAAATCCGTGCCGATCAATTATCTTTTCGGGGATTGGCCTTATATATCCAAGGCTATGGAGACCATTAGCAAGTCGAGGTTCACTGAGAGGGACAGGTATCCTTTACTGGCGTTGTTCACCCCCTTCAAGGAGGTTCGGGACGATCCGGATACTTATTGCGCGGTCTCTGTGGATATCTTGTTGGCGACACGTACCTTGTCGGATTACAGCAACGAGCAGCGTCTTGAGATATCATATAAGGGGCTTCTTTATCCCTTGTATGATATATTGATTGACGAGATAAGTAAAGATAGGAGATTTGATACGGGTTCAAGATCCTTCGTGAGGCATACGAAGTCTGACAATATGCGATACGGGAGCCGTGGAGTGTATGGATCGGACGGGAAGACCCCATTCAAGGACTTGTTCGACGGGATTGATATCTCCGGTATGGAATTAATTATTAAGAATAAAACATGTAGATAATTATGGCAGTAAAAATGTTCAGGGACTGCGGTTCCGAGATTTTCAATACCGGCACGAGTAAGTGCCCGTTTACCCCTGATTTTATTAAGGCTATCATACTCACCCCTGTGGGCATGACGTTCAAGATATCCGATTTTGACACCAAGTTGGGCGAGTATGCCCATGCCGATCGTCCGAACCGTATCTATCCGATCTCGACGATCGCCGAGTACGCCACTTCGGGAGGCGAGGCGCAGACATCCGCTACCGGTTATGGCTCGTCCAAGATCACGGGCTATAGTGAGCTTGTGGAGACCTATACGATGAACGATTATGACGAGGGCTTGCGAACCAACCTCATGAAGCTCAAGAACGAGAGCATGAGGGTGATCTTCATCGACAAGAATAATGTCGTATATGGCGAGAAGACCGATACGGAAGGTGATTTTAGGGGATATGAGCTAGGTGCCGTTTATCCGGGCGGACAGAGGTTCAAGAGCTCCGGAGAGAACGCATCGCTTACTATCAACCTTGTTTACAAGGACGTTGAGAAAGCTTGGATGAACGCCATATCTTTCACCAGCGATATCGATATCTTGGAGGAGGCGAAAGGGCTGGTATGGGTCGATGTCAAGAAATTGACAACAGGCGGGAACAAGTATAAGGTCGTGGAGCACTATGGAGGGTTTGATCTCACGGAGATGTATGGGACGTTACTAGGCGCCTCATCAGTGTGGAACAATGTCACCGCTGCCACTTATAATCCCGATGATGGCACTTTGTCGCTTACCCCGTCCTCCGGTACTCCAGCGCTCAAGAGACCATCCGAGTTATACACCGAGGACGTTAAAGGTATAGAGCAATGGTCATAAACGGGGTGTCGTTCAATGACGAGGCCTGTGTCCGGATGGGAAGAAAGGCGTTCGTGAAGGCTCACGAGGGATCTTTCTTCCTCGACCGGGAGATTGGTGACAGGAGAAAGATACTGGGTGACGCTTACGATATAATGGAGGGTAATCATGGGGACGATAGCGGGAGTGGCGAACGCCGTGAGGATGCTGGAAAAGAGTTTTTGGCCAGAGGTCACGAACAGCCTAAGAGAGAGCGAGGGATTGATCCATGACTTGATCACGGACCAGCTTATGTCCGGTCTTGATGAGAACAAGGAGCCTTTGAAGCCTACTTATCTGGATGACCCGTATTTCGTGGAGACCACCAAGACACCCAAGGCGGCAAGGGCCAAGGCTAGATGGTATAAGGCGATGAAGGAAAGCATAACCCCGCCTAGGTCTTCCGATATACTCCATTTGCCCCCACGGGACTCGAATACCCCCAACCTTATCATACGAGGGGATTACCACGCCAGTATTACGCCTGTAGTGCAAGGGGGTAGGGATGGCGGTAAGATAGTCACGAGATCCATCGGTTTCTATGCCGGTGATGACGCTTTAGAGAAGAAATACGGCCCCGGTCATCTGGGTTTGACCCCGGAGGCTAGGGCCTATTTGGTTGATGAGCGGGTCATTCCCGCGTTGGATAAGTTGCTCAAGAAATACGGATTCAAATGATCAAGCCGTGCAATTGCGCCTCGCAGAACAAGGCGATGGCCACGTTCGATAACATAAGGAGGCTGGCTATAAAGATGGCCCGTTCCGATAAACGCGTTTACGTGCTTATCCGTAAAACGGATGGCACTTTTGTCTTCGAGCCTTTAGATGCCGTGGTGTCTAAAGGCGATATCGTTGAATATATCCATTATTTATAAGTAGTATGGCGAATATATACACGACATGCGACGAGATACCTTTGCGCAAGTTCATAGAGATGTATAAGGGTAATCTTAATGCCCTTATAAAGGGAGGGAAGACCAAGCCCACCGACGGGGAGTTGAGAAAGGCGGCGATGGGACTTATTGATGAGTATTCCGTGATAACCGGGAACAAGAACATCGCTATCGAGATAGAGGATCGATCAAGGGCGGTGGATTGCAATATCAAGCTTATCCTGTTGGAGTCAGCGGATCATTTGATAGACGCTATGATGTACGCTGACGCTTCGGACATTCTTGGCAGGGTAGGTATCCGCATGCCGGAGGAGCCGGGAGAGCAAGATCTGATCGTCGCTAAAAAGAGAATCCAGTCCAAGATGTCGCAGGTGAAATATAGCCTGAGCGTTCTGGATAGGAACAAGTCTAAGGCGGTAGACGCAAAGGATAAGGATTTTACCCGTGAGAGGATGATCGTGTCCACCCATTTCAAGATGCGTATCGACCCTGATATTTTCACCGCCGCTGAGTACGGCAATATGATAAGGATAATGTTTAACCAATTAGAGGACATGAAGAATTATGGCGGGAAACGAGACTAAGATCACCGATATCGTAGGTAAAGAGGCGTTTGATCAACTGGAGCGTCTGGATCGGAAATTAGCGGATACCCAGAACGTTTATATCGGGTTGGTAAAAGAGATAGGGAAAGGGTTGGCGATAAATCCCTCAAGCTTGTCAGAGTTGAACGCCAAGATCGAGGAGTACAAGAAAAATGTATCAGCGCTTAAAAGCACGATTGACACTCTCAATAAGACCAATGACCAGTACAAGAGAAAGATTGATGAGCTGATAGAGGTTAACAAGAGATACGCGGAAGCGGCTGGGAAAGTTCAAAATAGTTTAGATCAATCATCCTCTTCCATGGCCAAGGAATCAAACGCTATCTCGGAGAACATGAAAGCCAAGCAACAAGAGGTTGTCATAAGTCAGGAATTGAAGGGACTCATTGACCAGACATTGGGGTCTAGGGAGGAGAATATACGTAGGGTCGCTCAAGAAAGGACGATATTAGCCCAACTATCCAAGGAGAAAAGCCAATTGAACAAAATGGAGAAAAGCGGGGCTATCTCAACTAAAGATGCCGTGCAAAAAAGACAGGATCTGGTAAGGTCTGAATTGCTTCATAGGGAATCCTTGAGAGAGCTGTTGAACATTCTTACGAATGAGACAAAAATGATCAACTCCGCTAACGATAGCTATCAAGAGCAATCGTTACAATTGGAGAGGTTGAGAAAGGCGTATAGGATGCTTTCCACGGAAGCCGCTAACAGCAAGTTGGGGGTAGAGTTACAAAAGAATATAGCGGCCTTGGACACTCAAGTGAAATCTGTTGATAAAAGTCTGGGGCAGCATCAAAGAAACGTAGGAAATTATGTCTCGACATGGGATGGAATGGGGAACGCGATCAATCAATTAACCCGTGAGTTTCCCGCATTCTCGGTATCGCTCCAGACCGGCTTTCTAGCTATCTCTAACAATATCCCTATATTGGTCGACCAAATATCTCGGATAAGGAAGGAGAACGCCGCATTAAGGGAGGAGGGATTGAAAGGGGTTCCAGTGTGGAAACAGATAGCTAAGTCCGCTTTGTCTTGGAATACCTTGTTGTCGGTTGGTATAACTCTACTTACCGTATATGGTAAGGATATCTTTGAGTGGGGTAAAAACTTATTGTCATCCTCAAACTCAGCAAAGGCAGCCGCTGAAGCCCAGAAAGACTTGAACTCATCCACGGGGGATTATGCCAAGGCTTTAAAGAACTCGACATCATCATATGGGGAGAATCTTGTAACATTACGTAACTTACAAGCGGAATGGAATAGTCTAGGAGGTAATCTCAATAAGCAGAAACAATTTATTATCGATAACGCCTCGGAGTTTAAAAAGCTGGATGTATCGGTAAGTGATGTTAATGACGCCGAGAATCTGTTAGTAGATAATACGGAGGCCTTTATTAATGCTATGTCATTAAGGGCACAAGCGGCGGCTGCGCAAAAATTGGCTCAAGAAAAATATACAGAAGCGTTACAAAAGGAAATCGAGGCTGAAAACAGAAGAAAGAATCCTACGTTTTGGGACAGGTTTGATCTTACAAAGATATTAGATCCAACTGCTCAATCTCTATTATTTTTGACAGATAGATTTGAAGTATTTTACAATACGACGGATGAAGCTTTAGCTAAAGCCGGCAAGGCGGCTGATTCGATAGAAAAGGAGGGTAAGGAGGCTGAAAAAGCGGGAAGTATATATTTGAATGCCATGCTTAAATTAAGGGAAGAGGAAAATAAAATATTAGGCAATTCTGATATTCAACTCTACTCTAATGAGGAAAAATTAAAAAGACAGCAGGAGCAAATAGAACGAGAAGCCAAGCGTAGGGAGAAATTAGAGATGGAGGCCGAACGGAATATTCAGGAGGCCCGTCTTAATGTGATGGATGAGGGATACAAGAAGGATCGTCTTCTCTTGGAGCAATCTTACCAAAAGCGTATTGATGACGTAAAAACGAAAGGCGTAAGGGTCAATGAGCAAATAGAGGCTATTGAGGCTGAGAGAAGCAAGAAGTTGGCTGAATTTGACCGTAAGATCTCGGAGCAAAGGGCTAATGAGGAAGCTCAAAATCGTCTTGCGATAGCGGAAAAAGGAAGTTTGCAAGAACTTGACGCTCGCTTGGATATATTACGATTGCAAAAAGATAAAGAATTAAGAGAAGCGGATAAAACAGGCCAAGACAAAGCGTTGATAGAGGAAAAGTATCTAAAACAAATAGAGGGCCTATACAATGATTACGGGAAACGCCTTATGTCTACCGAGCAATCTCAGAACGAATTGTATTTATCTCAAAGGCAAATAGAAATAAACGAAGAACTTAATGCCTTGACAAAACAGTACGGGCAAGGTCTTATCAAGAAAAAAGAGTATGAGAAGCAGAAGTCAGACCTAGAGCATCAATACGCTATGGAGTCATTACAAAGTCAATTAAGTATACTTGAATCAAACCTAGACTTGTTTGAGGGAGATGAGAGGCTGGAGAAAGAGAAAGAGACCGCTCGCCTCCGTGTTCAGTTATCGAAAGAGACCAGTGATAAAATCATAGAGGATGCCAAACGAGAGGAAGAGGAACGAGAAAAAGTAGAACAGGCTAAAAAGCGCTTGATACAAGAATCGATCTCTGCTATCATATCAATCAGTAATTCATTATTCCAGCGTCAAATAGATAATGTAGATGCGGAAATAGAGGCCAACCAAGAGGAGTATGACGCTAAGGTTGAGACTATAGACGCTCTTGCCGAGAAAGATATAATAACGACAGAGGAGGCCGAGGCCCGCAAGCGTGCGGAGGAAGAAGAGACCAGCCGCAAGAACAAGGAACTGGAGAAGAAAAAAGCTGAGTTGCAGACTAGACAGGCGAAGTTCCAGAAGGCGGTGGATATAGCCCAGACAATAGCTGCCACATCTCTAGCGGTCACTAAAGCTTTGCCTAATTTTGTCCTAGCGGCACTAGTCGGGGCGATGGGTGCCGTACAACTCGCCACGATCATAGCCCAACCCATCCCCAAATACGCCCATGGTACCGACAATCACCCCGGCGGTCTGGCAATCGTTGGCGATGGAGGCCGTAGCGAGGCGGTATTGGTAGGAGATAAAGCGTACATTACCCCGGATAAGCCCACCTTGTTGTCATTGCCTGCGGGAGCCGAGGTTGTTCCAGATCTCAATGATCCGGCCTTCCTTAGCCGCTTCGTGGATAACACGTATTGGCTTACCCACAATAAGAAAGGCGAGCCGGTTCAGATCGTCAATAATTTCGATGCTGAAGGGATAATAAGGGCTAATAATGAGATAAAAAAAGAGATAGGCAAGCTATCTAAAACCATATCCAAGGGTAGCAAGAACATCGATTTCGAGAATTACAAGAGATCGAGGATGAATTGAGCGTAAAACTTGCTTTTCTTATTATTTCTAGTTATATTTGCTGGACATACAAGAAGACAGTAGAGCCTTAGAGCCATACCCGATAGAGTCACGTCTATGGGGTGTGGCTCTTTTTGTTTTTACTGGCTTGGTCTACCACAACGGACTGGAAAGGTATTGGGCGACAGCGGTCGCTAACAGCCTCCTTGATACGATGTGTTGTGGCTCGTGTCGGGGAGGTTTTTTCATTAAGGAGTGCCGAAGTAATCAAAATAACAAAGTCGTTTTGATCTTATGGCTAAAATTGCGGGAGAAAATAATAATATAACAAGATAAAATATCAAACTATGAGTAGCATTAAAATATTTGAGAATGCCCAATTTGGTTAAGTTAGGATCTATATGGGTGAGAATGGAGAATCATTGTTTTGTTTGGCTGACGCTTGCAAGATATTAGAACTGGATGCTAGCCAAGTAATGAAGCGATTAGAGGATGGGGTGGTTTCTATCCACCCCATAACAGATAGCCTTGGAAGAAATCAACGGGCTAATTTTGTCAATGAGGATGGTCTTTACGATGTAATCCTAGATAGTCGTAAACCAGAAGCGAAACAATTCCGCAAGTGGATAACAAGCGAGGTTCTCCCTTCCATCCGCAAACATGGAGCGTATATGACAAACGATACACTGGAGAAAGCCTTGACTTCTCCAGACTTCTTGATCCAGCTTGCGACCAACTTGAAAGAAGAGCAACAGAAGCGCATAACAGCCGAACAAAAGGTGGAGGTTGCAGAACGGCAAATCAAGCAGGATGCACCAAAGGTATTATTCGCTAATGCGGTAGAGACCTCACAACGTTCATGCCTGATCGCAGAGTTGGCGAAGATCTTGCAGCAAAACGGTGTCAATATAGGGCAGAACCGCTTGTTCGCTTGGATGCGTGAGAATGGTTATTTAGGTCAAAAAGGCGAGTACTACAATCAGCCAACACAGAAGGCTATGTCACAAGGATTATTCGAGTTGAAAAAGACTACGATAACCAAGCCGGACGGTACTATCTTGGTAACTACTACGACAAAGGTATCCGGCAAAGGCCAAGTCTATTTCGTGAGCAAATTTTTAGGGAATAAGGTGGCCTCTTGATTATAAGATCATTTTTTGGTTTAGTTTTCATAAGCCCCCTCATGTCGTGAGACAGCAAGGGGAACGGCAAAGGGCGTGAGTAATCACGCCCTTATCAAGATCTATCAAGTAATGTATTAATCAAATGAAGTTAACTTGTGATAGATCTTTTGCGAATGCTTGCACTGATCTTTGAATTTTTTCTACAGTATTATGAGACGGAGTCCTGTGACCTGTCATATAATGACTCAATTGCCCTTTGTTAATCCCTGTTATACGGGATAATCCAGCCAAAGAGAACGCCTTAGAGAAATATGACAAGAATGAGGCCATGTCATAGACGAAATCAAAATCAACTTCTTCAAATGCTTTCCCCTCTTTCTCATAATATTTTTTTGTATCCTCGTATCCTCCACGGAAGACCTTGATAGCTTCTTCCGCGGTTTGTCCGGTGCCTGTCACCATATAATCCATATCGTCTGCGTCCATATAGACGCTATAAGTACCATCATTAGCCCTCTCGATGATAGCTTTTACCTTCCTTCCTACACTCATCACAGAAGTTTTTTTATTGTTTATGAATAATATAAGATATGGCGGGTTAAATACCCGCCGCCTTCTTGATCGCTTTTAATGTGCCGGTCGCAACCTCTTGCTTCTCGTGGTTGCTCATCTGGAATGTCTTCCCTGTCTTCGGGGAATACCACAAGGGATGCCCCGCTTGTTGTTCGCCGGTATCATAACACCCGGCTTTCTTTACCAATCTTTCCAGTTCATTGTACTTCATTTGTTTATTTGATTAATACGATGCAAAGATACTTGTTTGAGTATCATTCGCAAAATATTTATGATGAAATGATATTCAAATTAGTATCATTTAACAATGATAGCTCATAAAAATCCCCTCCAGAGTCTTTTGGGTGGAGGGGATTGTAGGGAGGGTTACCAATCGTCATTTTTTTGGTCGGTTGAATATACTATTTCCTTTATAAGAAGATTGAAAAATGTTTCTATATCTTTAATTGCATCAGCGTATCTTGGTTCACAGTTTTTATCATAAAGCCTTAAACTACCAGACATTGAGTTTTTACCACATTCAATATATAAATAGCTTTTTGGAGAAATCGCATCATATTGATAATACAATTCTCTTACTATTGGCGCATCGAATCTTATTTTTCCATCTTTGAATTTTATAATAAGGTTATATTTTGCGTCATATGAATATTTTTTTATATATTTTATTTGGCAAATGCCTGTATTTAATGCATTTATATTTATAGATTCTCCCGGAGCTTCGTTTATTACATTTTCGGATGCTACAAACATTGTATTTATGCTTGATATTACTTTTCTATATAAAGTATTTGCATCTACATTTTCAAAATCATATACAACGTAAGATTTGTCAGGCTCTTCCTCATTTACAAATCCATTGGGGGTTAATTTAAATTGCGCAAACATGCTTAAACTATTAAACATGAAAAGTAATAGAAAAATCTTGTGTTTCATAATATATGTATTTATGTGTTTATTCTAATGCGAAATTAAATATAAAAGAAAATGATAGATATTTATAATTTATGTTTCAAAACATCATTCCACCTTTATTTTCAATGGGTGACCGCAGTTAGGGCATTTATATCCCCCATCTGTCTCTTTTTGTACTTCGGAAGGGGAGGCGAAGAGTTGCCATACCGGTACTCCTATAGCATTAGCTATATTGGTTATTACTTTTACTGATGGATTACCTGCTATGCTCTGGTTTAAAGCACTCAAAGTTACATTTAATTTTTCTGCGACTTGCTTAGTAGTCATACCTTGTTCTTCTATAGCTTCTCTTATTCTCATGATGTAAAGTTATTTCTTGTACAAAAGTATTTTATTAATTGTGATAACAAGATATATCTTGTATAATTAATGTTAAATCAAAGATATATCTTGTTTGTTATATTGTTTAGACAAGATATAACTTGTATATTTGCATCATCAAAATAAAACAACAGTACAATGGCAGCACAGAAATACAACAAGAGTACAAAGGAGGGTAAAATATGAAAGCAACGGATTTATTCAATAGTAGACTAGAAGAGTTTGAAACAGTAGAATCTTTTTCGAAAAGACTCTATGACACAGCTAAAAGGTATAGGAGTTCAATGCACTTTACTCCGAGTGAGAGTTATCACGTTCTTGCAATACTAGGCAAATATTATAAAGAAAGCCCTTTTGACATCCTATCTGTGATCAAGGACATAGAATTTGGGTGTAAATCTAAGAAATATAGAATACAGTGGGTTAAATGTCTTGGAGATCATTATTTGGTCTTGGATAAAAGATAAAATTTATGGAAACAATAGAAGTATTGAAGAACGTACAAAGGATTGCGTTGGAGTGTATGATCGGAAAGAAACCGGTACATATAAATGTAGGTATAATGCCGGAGACGGGCGGTTTATGCGTCACCGTACAGGATAGGTCTCACGATGTGGTCTACATGGAGATATTCAATGACTGGATGCCGGATCACAAGGAATGGAATAAAAAAGACCTACGATAGATTCATGAGCGTGATAAGCGACATGATCTGCGTAAGGCTTGCGGGATAACTCGAACGACGGGGAGAGGATCGGAAGTAGATGCCCCTCCGGTAATACGGCCGGAGGGTTTGATGGAATTATTTCAATGATAATTAAATGATTGCATGAAATAATAAGAAATAGGATGATTTTAGTATCTGATGGTCTTATTGTTTATCTATCTGAAATACATTGATATGTAGTGTTAATAAAATACATTATTTAGAATGATTCTAAATCACTGTGATTTTAAGTACCGTTATCTGTCCTTATCTATCGTTATCTATCCGTTTTGTTTTGTGCTTAAAATAAGGATGTTGTTAGATTATTTTTTCTGTATAAACTTTGCGTATGGGAACACCGGAATTAAGCGGAAACAAGCAGAAGAGGCTAGAGCAAAAGGATGAGGAGATAACGGAATTGAGAGCGGAGAACGTGGAACTACAGCATCAAAGCGAGTATGCCCGTTTTATCCTCCAGAGCAAGAAGACCGTTCTCGTCACCCAGATAGCGCAGGATTATGGAATGACAGCCATAAGATTCAACGCCTTGTTACGTGATCTCCGCATACAACGAAAGGTCAACGGGCAATGGATATTGTATGGAGAGTATTTAGGTAAGGGCTATGTCCATAGTGCCACTCACAACTACACCCATTCCAACGGCAGTCCGGACGTGAGCCTTAATACTGAATGGACTCAGAAAGGACGCTTGTTCTTATATGAGGAGCTAAAACGAAACGGTATTCTCCCATTGATCGAGAGATCAGACAGAAACTAATTGATACACATATATTATTGAGGTACGATATAAAGGCGTACGGCCAAGACTTTGACTTCATGTGACTTGATAATGAATGCAAAATGATTTAAAACTAGATGAATATGGAAGATTTAATTAAGGACATCGTCGTGAGAGCCGGCGAGAACGATACATGTGTTGATCGGGGCGGGAAAAGAAGGTCCGCTAATACGGAAGACGTTCAAAAAGACCTTCGGTTTTACAAGGAACAGGTTAAATTCTATTCAGACTTTGTTTTCAGCATGGTAAAAGACTATAATATCTTGTTTGAGGATGTGAAGAAGTTGCGACAAGCCGTTGAGGAACTAAAAGGCGTGAAACACCCCGCTAAGGCTACGATGATACCATTGAAAGGAGGGAAATATGGGAAGTAATTAAAATGACCGGATTGTTTCCTTGATGATAGAGAAAGATTAGCCTAGATAATTGGTTGATATTATAGTAATAGTCACTATCTTTGTGACAGAGCCAAAGAGCCGTTCCGGTGACGCTATGTTACCCGGTGCGGCTCTTTATATATGTATAGGATATGATAAAAGCCGTATTATTGATAGGAGGGAAGAGATACGACATCACGGATCATCTGAGGAACTGGGAGGATGTCGAGATCTCGGCCAAGCGTAAGGATCTAGGGGGCGTTGTCCGCTCTTTCTCCAACAAGTTCGAGTTCGTCAAGGGGGCGTACGACCTTCTGGAGGCCGAGTATCTGGCCAATTACACCAAGGCATCGGCCATATTGGTGATCGGGGTGTTGAACGATAGCTGGGGATATAACGAGAAGTTCCGCTGCAAGCTCGATTTCTCCACTTACCAGAGCGACGGTTACACGATAACCATCAATGCCATTGACGATAGCGTAGCGTCTATCATCAACGCGAACAAGTCGCAGGTATACGATATCCCGGTGTCGGAGCTAAAGGAGGATACATTGTATTATGACAGGATAAAGCTGCTTAACAAGTCAACGATGTATATAACCCCAAACTTCGAGAACGAGTTGATGCCCGATTACGAGCAGTTCATGGCATTGAGGCTCCAGAGCAGGGAGACGTTATTACCTTTGGCTTACGGGGAGATAAGCACGCCGGTAAAGGGAGTGATGGAGGTCTACGACGTAGGTATGGATATCCCGTACGATAATGCGGGGAAGACGGGTTATTTCGCCTTGTGCCTTGTCGATAAGATCGAGATAAATCTAAGGATACGAATGGTCGTAGACTTGCTGACCACGGCGGTGACATCGTTACACATAAGGCATATGTCTGCCGACAATAAGCTGAAATCCGACAAAGCCATACTGCTAAGCGAAGATGGATCGTCAGCGGGCGTTACATTCGTAGATGAGAGCCTGTCCTACGCTATGAGGGATGGTGACAGGCTGATCGCCTACATATTGTGCGTAACGTCTATAGGGGAGGATATCGATGAGATCATCAAGATATCAAGGGACTACGATTTCTATATAGATTACTCAGCTCGCAACAAGCCCGTAAATATAGACGCTTTCTCCCCTAAAAAACTATTATCCTCGCTATTGTCAAGGATGGGGGTGTCCTTATCGGGCGATATCGTCTCAGGCTCCATGCCCATACCTTGGATGATGGCGGCGGAGAGCGTGAGGGGGATAAAGGACGCTAAGGCCCATACGTCCTTCTCCAAGTTCTGTGATTTCGCCAAGGCGTTGCTTGGGTATGATTACGAGATACTGGATAATAGCGTCCGCTTCCGCCACATGAATGATTTCTTCGTCAACGAGACCAAGGATTTGGAGCACGTGAGCGGCATGGACCTGTCCGTAGACGAGTCGTTGATATACTCCGGGGTTGACATAGGCTTCGACAAGCAGGACTATGACGAGATAAACGGTCGTGACGAGTTCCACTTCAAGAGCAGCTTTAGTACGGGGTTAAGCATAAAGGACAACATCCTGTCATTGATCAGCCCGTATAGGGCGGATTGCTATGGATTGGAGTTCCTCGCCAACGAGCGTGAGGAGGAATCGAAGGATACGGATTCCGACAATGACATATTCATTGCCCACGCTAGGAAAGAGGGGGGCAGGTTGGTGCTGGTAAGAGAAGTGAATGGAGGCCCTATATATAAAGTTACCGGGGTCTTGTTCCCTGACACGATCTTTAACGCCAAATATTCCCCAAGGAATATGCTGATGGTAAACAAGGCTAGGCTAGGCATATGCACGGATTATTTGTCTTTCACGGCATCCGAGGGCAACTCGTCCATATCGATAGGCGGCGTATCGGAGACCCTACCCATTTCGTTGCCGGCTAGCGACCGGAATATAAGGATCGACAAGGTATCCGTGGAGACCCCGGGGTTATCCCCGTTCCCGGGTAATTACAAGGGTAAATTATCGTTCTCGTACGCCGGGAGATCGTACGAGGGATGGGTAAGCGAGATAACGGAGAAGATAGGGAAATACCAAACGGCATCCTATTCGTTGATATTGTCTAAAATTACATGAATTTGTTTTGACAATTGATCCTTATCCCCTATATTTGTAGGACATAACAAAAAAAGAATTAGAGCCTGAGAGCCATACCCGGTAGGAGCCGTATCCTATGGGGTATGGCTCTTTTGGCGTTTATAGGCGTATGATAAACGTGAGCAAGATATCACCGTTGCTTTTCGATGTCAGGTATAACGACATCGAGATTGATCGTGAGTATGTCCAACGTTTCGCGGACTCGGAGACGATTACCGTGCAATGCGTCGTGTCCCCGTCCACCACGTTGACGATGTATCTCTTTGACCTTTGCGCCAACGATAGTTTCACGATATCTCCCATATCCTATGATATCAACGACTCGAATAAGCTCCTTGAGTTTATCATCCCGAGGGGCGGAAGCCTTTATCAAACCACGATAACGGGAAGCGAGGGCCATGTCAGCAGCGTCCCCTTCCGTTTTTGCGACCGGGAAGAGCTGTCCGGTTTGGCCGAGATATCCTATACCAACAGGGACAATATAACCTCGTTCGGGGCGGTGTTCAAGGTCGGTGGCAACCAGAGGACATTCAAGTTATGGGTAGGGGGAGGGTTTAAGTCGGACGGGCACTCGTTGAGTGTTAGCAACGAGCAATTCAGGACGCAAGGGCAAGAGATCATAGAGCTTTACGCCGTCCCTTATCAGGTGGATACGCTCACGATAGGGGATAACGAGGGTGTCCCTTTCGAGATGGCCAGACTATTCAATAATATATTATGTCTGTCCGATGTTAAGATAAACGGTGTCAGGTATGTAAGGAGCGAGTCCAGCGTGCCGGAGAGACAGGTGATCGCCGAGCGATATCCGTTGTTTAATTATACGTTAAACTTGGAGAGGGCGGAGAACGTCTCCTTTAACGGATTCACGGAACAGGCGGATGGCTCTTGGGTCACAGGCACCATAAGTGTCAACGTGGCTAACGCCAAGGACGGGCAGGTTCTCGTGTACGATGATTCCGCCGGGGCTTTTGTCAACCAATCAAACCTTGACTCATTATGAGCAAAAAGAAATTAACCAAGCATATATGGTATGGGGCGGATACCGTGATGTCCGACGGAAAGCTGCAAGCGGCCCCTCCTCCCGTGGCTATTGATGACGGGAGCGAGGAATGGCATTTGTCGGGATTGACGAGAGGCGAGTTGTTCGTTAACGATTACGCCGGAGATCCCGCCTTGTTCATCCTTGCCAGTGATAATACGGTACGAAGGATAGGTGGCCAAGGCTCCGGAGGCGGAGGCGAAGGGGGCGGCGGTGATTTCTCGTTGGTGCAAGGCCCGGGCATAGAGATCAAGTCGGATATCAATAACATATATACGATCTCCCATAAGGATACCTCTTCGCAAGAAAGTATAAATAAAACGAAGAAGAAAGGTATCGCGTCCGTGCTGCTCGATGACTTCGGCCATGTCACAGGCTTGGATACTTGCGACATCCTCGAGCTTGAGGACTTGGACAAGCGTTACCTCCGCAAGGACATAGACGATATGGCGGCAGGGAATATCCTGTTCAAGCAGAAGATCGGTTCGGATATCTTTCTTGACGGCATGGACGGCAAGGGATGGGAGATCAAGGCCGACGGTCGTGCCATATTTGATGAGTCATGGTTCCGTGGGAATGTTTTATTCAAGAAACGAGTGGGGTCCCATACGTTTATATCGGGCTTCCCCAATGGCTTCGGCTGGGATATTGCGCCATACAAACGGGTTAACTCGGCAGGTGTAGAGGAGCAGAAATATCGTCTAGAGATAGACGATATAAATGTTAGAGGCAGTCTCAGGGTCTATGAGTTCATTGTCTCTCAGCTTCGTGGGGAAAATGACAACGTGATATTCTCCGGGATGATGAAGGTGGAGTATTATGACCATGCCACTGGAAGGATTTACTTGGACACGGGGAATGGCTTACTCTACAATCCGTTCCGTTCGGGGGATATCTTGATGGTCCAGCGTTTCGGGGGAATGCCGACTGTGGAGAATGATTACAATATCATCAAGCAATACGAACTTCGGGTTGATCAAGTCGGCATCGGTAATTTGTCGGACGGCGAAAATCGTTTAGACTGGATTACGTTTGTCAACTTTGCCGGTGATAAAGCCGACATTGCGCAAGGCGATGTATTGACCCGTGTAGATAGCGTGGCCGATTCTACCAGAAAGGGTATTGTCAAGATCACTACGATTGACGAGGTGGGAGCTCCGTATATGGATGTCGTGTATGGAATGAAGACCGATCCCGATAATGCTACCAAGGCACGTGTCGGCAATCTTTCGGGGATAAGGACCAAGAGCGGTATAGATTTGACCGGTGTTTGGGGGATTTACGGTAACGGGGCTTACTTTGAAAATTCGACCTACATTCTTGATACAGGTAATACGATCGAGCAGGAATTTTCCATAATGAACGGGAAATTCGAGAGTTCAATCGAAGGCATCAGGAACGATATATCCTTAGAGCCGGGCAATATATTGAAAAATAGCTCATTCTCCCAAAATACGGACTATTGGGTGACAGAGAACTCAATAAGTTTTTGGGGACATGACGGATCGTTTATTTACGCCAATGATTCTTTCCTGTCAGAGAAGAGGGGAGTTTCAGATATTTATCAAGACGGCAACAGAAATGTCTTACGTATCAGTGACTCGTATATCCTCCAGCGGAATGACGTTATAAACATACCGTCACATGAGACCGAGGCGACCGAGTATGACTATTCCTTCTCATTACATTACCGGGTTGTTAAGGCGGGGATATTGACCGCAGGTTTCGAGGGATCAAGCCTTTATGTCTCCATGCTCTTGGAACCATCATCCTCGTATCGTAAGCTTTCGAAAGCGGGGAAATGGGACGAACGTGGCGATTTCCGTATATCTTTCGATGGGGAAATACTGATTTATGGTGTTTCCTTGTTTATCGATAACTTGGCGGATGCCATTATCAGGTTGGAGACAAGGATAGAGCAAACAGAAGAGTCTATCAAGCTGGCGGCAACGAAGGATTATGTGGATGAGGAAACAGGTAAGGTGTATACCAAGTATGATTCTCAATTGAATATCACCGCAGGGCAAATATCGGCCATATCAACGAGGGTGGATAATATAAGGAATGAGATAGACACGGCGGGATGGATCAACACTACGCAGGGAAATACGTTGTTCGCCGCCAAGAGCTTGGAGAACGGCGATAATATCATATCGTATATCAACCAGACGGCAACCACCACCACGATCAAGGCGGAGAGGATCAATCTTGTAGGGGCGGTGACATTCAATATGTTCAATACGGATGTCAAAAATACGATCAATAACGCTAGCAGTAATGCTAGTTCGGCTCTATCGAAAGCTAACGAAGCCTTGTCTGACGCTTCTAGCGCATGGAGTAAGGCTTCGTCTGCCGAATCGACTGCCAGTACAGCATATTCAAACGCTTCCAAGGCTATTCAAGACGCAGCTACGGCCATATCAAATGCCGCTAAAGCCGTAACTACAGCCGGATCAGCGCAAGAAGCTATTAACAATCTTCCTGCATGGAGTAAGGAGGCTAGCATAATAAAGGCCTTAACTTCTGCCACTGTGATAGTTAATGGATATATCAAGACATCTATGATCGACGTAGATAATCTATACGCAACCAGTTTGGACGCAGTAAGGGGTACAATTGGAGGATTTACGATTAACAATAATCAGCTTTATGGAACAGCGAATAATGAATATTACGGGAGTTATAAGATGTACATGGACTCAAGCAGATGTGAGATCGGGATATCTGATAGCAATGAGTCAACGTATAAACTGAGCGTAGGATATAATTATAGGACAACGAATGATGCGGGGACAGCGTCCTTGTTCATCAAAAAATCACTGGCGATAAGAACTATGGTCGAAGTCCCGAGAACCGCCATAAAAGTAGCGGTCACTAACGCGGACGATTCTGATATGGTAAAATTAGAATGTGAGTCTACCAGAAATGATAGTGGTTTTATGAATTTTTTGTATTGCAAGCATGGAATAAGAGATATACAGCTTGGGACAAAGAAGTTCTCTAATGACTCACCCGGAATATGGCGTACTGTCTTGCGTATGGGCTTAATGCCTTCGGTAACACAAGTAAACACTGAATCCACATCTGGAACGAGATATAATGTCAAATGGGATTCCGCTACGAGACTTCTCTATATAGAATAATATAACAATTAAAATACATCAATCATGAAAGTAAATTTCAACAAGCCCCTAAAGACCTTCAGGGGGGAAGACATGAAGGACGAGTTCGGAAAAGTTCAGGTCATCAAGGATATCGTATGCGCTAGGCTTTATTCTTCCGGCGATGAGATGAACGAGGACGAGAAATATGAGTCCTACAAGCTGATGACAAGGATCAACGCCGCCGATGGCGATATGGACATCAGCGACAAGGAATCCATATTGATAAAGAAATGTTGTAACAGGACATTGACCGCCGGCGCTTTCGGGCAGATCTTCGACCTTTTAAACGTGTAAGACCATGGAGATAACGAGCGACACAAGGACAATAAACGGCGACTCGGACGTGGCCGGTATCAAGATACAGTATTCCGCCTCGGTCAAGACCGATGAGCGGATAGACCGGATAACAGGCTCTTTTATCAAGGACGAGGTACGTGTGGGATCTCTGGCCTACGAGCGTAACGGGCAAATTTATAACATTATAGAAAGGGGAAATTAACATGGCACTATCAACATTGTCATCTGTATTGAGAAGCAAATACAAGAATACGGTAGGGGATTATGAGATCTCCTATGAGACAACACGGAAAGCGGGCGAAAAGGTGACAGAGGTATTGGCTTCGATCAAGAAGGGGGAGCTAAGGTTCGGTTATGTAAACATTATGGACAAAGGGAGGAAATCGATAGTATTGGAGGATGGAGTCTCGGACGAAGACAGCAAGGCTATATTGTCAACCGTGATAGACGATGCGGCAAATATTTTCCTTAAACAAGAATAATATACGATAATATGGCTGTAGGGGATCTTACATTATCTTCCGGTTTTACTCTCACGCCCGAGGATTTACGGGCGATCGCCGCTGAGAGCAAAAAGATCTTAGCGGAGGAGTCCAAGGATTTAAGTCAGTACAAGGAGATTGACTCTGTATCCTCCGTGTCCTCTTTGCCCGGTATTTCCGCTAAGGAGGAATTAGTGAGAGTCCCCATGGCTATACTTAAGGGACTTGACGGTAGGGAGATAGAACTAGCCTCTTCGTCTACGGATATCCAATGGAGGTATGTTGGAAATCCCGGATGGAATGTGTTGGTGGAATTATCCTTGCTAACCGGTCCGAAGGGAACTCCGGGAGATCCTCCGGTCGTCTCTATCGGTACGGTCTCCACCCTTCCTTTTAATAGCTCGGCAACGGCTGGCTTTGTCTTGAGAGGGGAGACCCCAGAAGGTATACCTATTTATGCTTTGGATTTAGGTATCCCACAAGGCAAGCCCGGCCAAGACGGAAATGGGGCGGGGAACGTGTTTGTCCCTACGGATAATATCATAGCCGATAGATATTATATTTTTAAATCCTCCGTTGATAAAAGCGCAAACGGGGATTTTATCGAATTGGACAGCCTTGCCTTTGGTGTAGGTCAAAACTACTCGGGTTACAAGAACGCCGAGATATTCAATGACTATGAGAATAACAAGGCGGCAGGAAATTACGCCCACGCAGAGGGTATGAATACCAACGCTACCGGTCCTAGGGCGCATGCGGAGGGTTACGAAACGAATGTGTTCGCTAGCGAGGGTCACGCCGAGGGCAGGGGAACATGGTGCTTAGGAGCGCAATCGCATGTAGAGGGATTATATTCTTATTGTTTAGGAGATGGTTCGCATGTAGAAGGAGAATCAATAGGCACCCAGCCTTATTTTATTGAAAATACCGTAGGAGGCATAGCGGATCGGCCTATTTTTGATACGAGTGGAGAGTCTTTAAGGACTTTCATAGAAGATTACGGAGTCTATAACTCTGAAAATATTGAGCACTCATTATTTTTTGACGCTGTATCTATACGAGAGAAGTTCGCTCTGAACATTTCAATTGGCACCCGAAGCCACCTCGAGGGATGTAACAATTTTATTTGTGATAACACAAGCCACGTAGAAGGATATAATAATATATGCGGTGATTTATATTATTCACATAGTGCCCCAATAGTACATAAGGCAAATCATGTGGAAGGATACAATAATGTTCTGTTTTCGGGGAGAGAATATACAGACCAAAACTTCTGTGTTCATGTGGAAGGATATAGTAATGAGGTTTATCCGGGATGCTCTTTTTCACATGTAGGAGGAGAGTATTGCACTATAGGTAATATAGCCCCTGCAAGGTTGGCGTTTTGTCATGGGAAGTGGCTGCTTGTAAATTCGGATTATGGCGTTTCTTTTGGTCGTTTTAATAAGCCAACACTAAATAATAAAAATGTGCTGTTTTCCTATGGGATAGGACGTGATGATAACTCGCGAGAAAACGCTTTGTCTATATTGGAAGATGGAACTGTATTAATCCCTAGCTTGGAAGATAGGATAAATGATGCTACAGATTCGAAAGTTATAGGTTTAAACAATAAATTTAATAATAATAACGAAGAGCTTAAGGCTATTATAGATGAGCAATCTAATCAGATAAAGGATTTGTTAGCCTTGTTACAGTCCGGAGTTGGGATAACAAAGGCTTTTGTTTCAGGTAGTGTTTTGGTTTTTACTAAAAATATACAAGCGGAAGTGTCGGGTGAAACCTTTTTTATTTCCGATTCGCAAACAACGGTTGCTAATGGAGTATTAACAATCAAATAAATAAAAATATGGGAACAATCAGAAAAATAAATGTAAATGGGCAAGAATATGATTTGGCTGGTTCTGGCGGCTCAACAATGATTTCTGTAACCTATCAGGAGATAGTATCTTTGATTCAGGCAAGCTCTCTTGTCGCAGGGAACAAGTACAGGATCACAGATTATGTAACTAAAGTAAATGATAAATACAAGGCTGTTTCAGCGGAGAAACCTTTTGACATTATCGTCACGGCTAAATCTTCCAATAAACTAGAACGTAAAGCATCTGCCATAATGCGTGAAGGTGATGATTACTTCGCCGGATCAGACCTAGGATCTTGGGAAATATGGTATGATATCAATAATGATACTAAATCGTATCCAATCGCTCATGAGAGTGGGAAAGGATATATTTATAGGCTTATAGACGAATATGGAAATGAGGCTGATTTTGATTTTAAGAACATAAAATGGAAAATAGACTCAAATATTTTTAAAAAGGTGACAAATGGTCCTGTACCGTTTTTTACTTTTACTTTTTTAAATTCATATAATGGCATTAGCGAGGATTCGGTTATGGACGCTTCCTTGGATGGCAAGGCAATGAATAATGAAATATATATTCTTGATAGTATAACCAATACTGCTGTGTATGTCCTTAGTGTGGCAAAACCATCGATAGGTTCTGCCAGGATAAAGAAAAATAGCTCAAATAAGTCTTTTTTCATAGCTGTTAAAGGAACCGTTAACTCAAAAATAGATACTAATGATATGAGATATGGACTTAATATAGATGATGTCGCTATGGAAGTTAGCGGTAATACGGTAAATAATTATGTAGATATATTATTGAATGGCGCAAATTTAATGGTGACTAATAACCTATTTAACATCGAAGGACAGGCTAGACTCCAAATTTCAGGTTCTCTTAAAGGATGTACGGTATTAGGATCTTTTAAAGCTGGATCAGACTATGTCTTTCAAATCTCCGAGAGTTGCCAAGGAAAGATTATTGTGTCCAATGGAGATGGAGAATCTTTTAAAATAATAGACCCCTTCACCCTTCAATAATATGGAAGCTATTCGCATAGGAAACGACATCAATATAGAATGGACCATCTTCCGGGACGGTAAGCCCGAGTCTTTGGATGGCAAGAACATTAGCGTCTTCATGACCAATGGTTACAGGAAGATGGAGGTAAAAGACCTCCACTTCCGGGATAACGTGATACGATTCACCTACCTAGGCAAAGACCAAGATTATAACGGTGTCTATACGCTGACTCTTATCGAGAACAAAGGGAAGGAGGGCATGTACACCGTAGACGCTTGCGATGCGTTCCGTCTTATCCCACGGTCGTGCTCCGTAGGTGGAGATACGGGATGTGGCAGCGTCAAGGTGACAACGGTAAGGCTAACGGGAGATATCTCCGTTCCTGCCGTAGGGACCGGAGATTATGAAAGTATGACCAATAAACCACGGATCAACGGGGTTGAGTTGGTCGGGGATAAGTCCCTAGAGGAGTTAGGGATACCCATTCTCCCGGATAATATCGTAACCGATGCCGATTACACGCATACGGATAACAACTTGACGGACGCTCTTTTGAAAAAGCTCGACGGATTGAGTAATTACGATGACACGGCGTTAAGAGAGGCTTTAACCTCCGAGATCAGCAGGGCGAAGGAGGTAGAGGGGGATCTTGACACGGCCATAAGGAAAGTTGCTTCCGATCTGTCCACGTTTATAACGGGAGATCCGGACGCGGACAATATCATCAACAGATGGCAGGAGGTGGTGGAGTTCTTGTCCGGTATGACAGAGGATAAGGATATGGCCGGAGTGTTGCTGGATTTGAAAAAACAAATACTTGCGGAGGTCACGAGTATCTTGTCAGGTTATTACACGTCCGGACAGATTGACGATAGGTTTGTCGAGAAGATCAAAGGGAAGGGACTTAGCACAAACGACCTTACGGATGAGCTGTTATCTAAGATCAACGGCTTATCCAACTATGATGATGAATGGGTCAGGAGTGAGATCGCCTCTATCAAGGCGGATATCGACACGTTATTGGGTGATGGAGCGAGCGACGCTATAGATACCTTCCATGAGATCGAGCTTTTTTTGCAGGGTATTACTGATAAGGAAACCCTAACCGGTCTTCTCAATGACTTGCGTGCGGAGATAACGGCTTTGATCCCAACCAAGACATCCCAATTAACAAATGACGATCACATCGTAAAGGACGCTAATTACGTCCATACGGACAATAATTATACTGACGAAGATAAGGGTAAGTTGGATGGATTGGATAATTACGACGATACGGATATCCGGAATCTGGTCACCGGTCTAAGGACGGACGTTAATAAGTTAAAGCCCGTTGTCACATCCACCCCGTCTAACGGCCAGATAACCATAACGCCGGACAAGGCCCAAAACGAAGATCCGGACGTGTCGATAACGCTGGAGACCAAGGGGGACAAGGATAAGTCTCTGATGGCTGATGGCAAGTACCGCAAGCTGCCCGTGTACGGCAGGAACCTGTTGCTGGGATCAGGGAAGGAGGTGAGTAACTCGAATTACAATATCGCTGATTATTGGCTAACTGAACCGATATCTAAAGGAACACAAGTAACATTGACTATTTTTGGAGAATTGGGTGATGATAAGGAAATGTTCACTATATATAACTCTACTGGTGCAGTAGGTTCTATGGCTCAGTTCAGTAAGGCTGACTTTGTGAATGGGAAGGCCAGTAAGACTTTTAAATGGATTACTAATATCGGAGATGCAGTAGCTGATAATACACATATGGTTGTATTTAGTTCTCCTAAAACTGGCACATCAACTTCCACCATCCATAAGATTAAACTTGAATATGGTGACATCTCCACCGAGTGGACCCCCGCTTGGGAGGACATCCCGGATATAGAGGAGCGGTACGCCTACGGTGTAGAGTGGGACATGGCATCGTCAAGCCCGGACGGGAAGCGTGTGGGTAATATGCAACTACATCGGGAGTTGCCGGTGCAGAGTAAGATGAGAAGGTGTCTTTTGGATAGAGATGGTGGAGTTAAAGAATATTTGGATAATGAGCTTTCATGGGGTGGAAGCTATTTGGATTATGCCGTTATGACAGAGATACCTGAACATTGGTATAAATTGTATTTTAATGGCACTAAATTTAGGAAGATGTTGTCCGAAATTCCATTACCTGGGTATAAACATGTAGATAAGTTCTATATCTCAACATATGAAGCCAGAATGTATAGAACCGATAATTTATTATGTTCGGCGGCTGGAGCTAGTAAATTAAGTGATCCTAATTCAACTAATTTTAGAGGTGGTGACAACACCGCTGAATGGGATGATACCTACCGTTCCCTACTCGGCCGCCCCGTCACCAACCTCACCCGAGACCAATTCCGGCAAGCCGCTAGGAAACGTGGCAGCGGCTGGGAAATGTACACCTATAACGCCCACAAGATCCTGTTCTGGTTATTCGCCGTCGAGTACGCCACGCTGGACAGCCAGAAACCTTTCAACGCCCAGAAGGACGCTAACGGTTTCGCCCAAGGCGGCCTAGGTCCGGGACCGACGCAAATGACGGATTGGACGAACTTCAACAACGCCAATCCTCTTATCCCATGCGGCTATACCAACGAGTTCGGGAACGGCTCGGGAGAGAAGGCGTATGTCGTGAAGAACGCCTCCGGTGGTACTCACGCCACGTTGATGGCTAACAGGTACCGTGGCATAGAGAACCCGTTCGGCCATATCTGGAAATACACCGATGGGGCCAACATACAAGTCACCACGGGTGATTCCGGATTGTCTATCCTATGGACTACCGATGACCCGTCAAACTTCAGCGATACATCTTACACAGGTTATGACAAGAAAGGTAACATCTGCCGTACCAATGGTTATGCCAAGAAGATGTTACTTGGGGAAGATGGGGATATCGTGGCTACGGAGGTCGGCGGTAGTAGCTCTACCTACTGGTGCGACTATTACTACACCTATACGCAAGCCAACCGCTTACAGGTGGTGCTGGTTGGCGGTCGCGCGGACAACGGGTCGAATGCGGGCCTCGCTTACGTGGATTCGAATGATGCGCCTTCCGGTGCGCGTCGTAACGTCGGTTCGCGCCTTTGCTTTTTCCCCGAATTTCGTAAAACGTCGGCGTAGCCGCACGTATCACGTCGGAAATATTTTGTATAACAATTAAATAACAATATGAAATGGAAGAAAATAAGAATAAAGACGATGGCAGCTTGTCATTCTTGAACATCCCAAGGGATAAGAACTCAAGGCATTTTAATTGTCCGGAGATCACCCAACAGAAGTTGACGAACCTCACGTTCTGGGTCATTGATTACATGGACGGCGTGTCCACCAAGTTTGGGAAGGACCGGGCACTCGTTATGATCAAGAACAATATCGAGGACAAGGACAGTGATGCCAAGAAATTCTTTACGAATTCCCAAGAGATCAAGTACGTGCTTGGAAAGATAAAGGAGATGGACAAGTTCCCGAGGAAAGTGACGATGCGAGCCTCCGGGAACAGGTATTATCTCGAATAACGGAATAAGGGTCGATCATCCCTAGGTGGTGCTGGTTGGCGGTAACGCGGACAACAGGTCGAATGCAGGCCTCGCTAACGTGAATACGAATAATGCGCCTTCCGATGCGAATCGTAACATCGGTTCACGCCTATACTTTTAAGAAAGGGGAAAGATATTTAGGGAACAAACAGGGATGGTGGCCTCGCCTCTTGGCGAAAAAAGTCTCCCCATATAAAGGGTGTTGGTAGGGGAACCGAAGACTCCCTATGATAAAAAGCAAATTGATGACAATGAAGAGAATAGGAAATTTATTTGATAAGATAGCGAATATGGATAACTTGATACTGGCAGACATCAAGGCTCGGAGGGGGAAGAAGGATTCCTACGGCATAAGGTTGTTTGACAAGGACAAAGAAGGTAATCTCAGCCGTTTGCTAAAGTCTTTGCAGGATGGCACGTTCAAGACTTCCAAGTACCGGACTGATATCATCTATGAGCCTAAAGAAAGGGTCATATTCAAGCTTCCTTATTACCCGGACAGGATATTGCATCATGCTATAATGAACGTCATGGAACCTATATGGGTTTCCATATTCACTTCTGACACGACATCATGTATCAAGGGAAGAGGGATAACGGAGGCGTATAAAAGGACAAGACGGGCTTTGTCCGATCGTGAATCCGCCTATTGCCTCAAGGTTGATATCCGCAAATTCTATCCGTCAATAGACCATGAAGTGTTGAAAGGCATAGCTCGGAAGAAGATCAAGGACGATCGCTTGCTTATGTTGTTGGATGAGATCATCGATTCCGCTCCCGGCGTTCCGATCGGGAATTATCTTAGCCAATATCTTGCGAATCTTTATCTCGCCTATCTGGATCACGAGATAAAGGAGATTATAGATATAAAGCATTATATCAGATATGCGGATGACATGACTTTTTTCCATCATGATAAGTGTTTCTTGAGAAACGTATTGCTTCCGTGGCTTATCGATAGGTTGACCGTGTTGAAGTTGGAGCTGAAAGGGAATTACCAGATATTTAAGATCGCTGAGAGAAGATCGGATAAAAGCGGCCGTGGTATAGATTTCGTGGGGTTCGTTTTCTATAAGGAGCATATACGGATAAGGAAGAGGACTAAGCAAAATCTATGTCGTGCGGCGGCTAGATTGAATAAAGTCCCGAATATATCCTTAACGGAATACAAGGCAGGTCTAGCCGGTTGGCTGGGCTGGATATATGATAGCGATAGCAAGCATTTAGCTAAGAAAATTTTAAAACCAGAGTTTTATGAAGCGATCATGGAGCGACACAATGCCGCCTAAAATAGAGCGGGACGGTGACGGTTCCTACCTGTACCGGTGGGACGTTAGAGAGGAGACAAGGGAGATGGGTGACGATATGGCCCCCGTGATCTCCTATAGTTACAACGAGGTCAGGATATGGGCCACGTTAACTGCCAACAAGATATTGGAGGCCTGTATCAACGCCCTATGGGACAAGGACGTGGAGCAAAAGAAGCTGAACGACTACAACGCCGCCCAGCTAGGCATATTGGACTTGTCATACGTGGAGTCTTATAAGACGTTCCTTAACGAGAGGAAGGCGTTGAAAGACCGTGTGGATAGCGATTTCGCCGAGTGGGAGGCGGCGAGAGAGGAGGAGAGCATAGTGGTTTTATAACTAAATAAAAAAAAGGATCGGAAGAATGGAATTTTTTAAAATGATTTGCAGTATGAGGGAGCTACTGACTGTAGTCGTGTTTGAGATGTTCATCGTTATGGTGGCGATGGGGTGGGATTTCGCCTCGGGTTATTACAAGGCTAAATTGAGGGGCGAGGAGCGTAATTCGTATGGCATGCGTAGGACGGTCAGTAAGTTCATACTTTACGCTGGTAGCGTATGTATAGCGTGCGGGATAGACTCGGTTTGCTACGTGTGCCGGTTCTGGGAATTTATCCATCTGCCTTTCTTGACCAATGTCCCGGTCGTATCCTCGATAGTGACCGTATTTATCTTGATAACGGAGGTTCGGTCTATCTGGGAGAAGGCTGACGCCAAACAAAGGAGGCAGGCGAGTAAGACAGCCGACATGATCGGTAAGGTTGTAACGCAAAAGGTTTTGGAGGACGCTTTGACAAACGCTTTATCCAATGCCATGAATAAAAAGAAGAAAGGAGAGTAAAATATGGGGAAAAATAATTTACCTCGTGGGTATCGGAACAACAACCCGGGAAACATCCGGATCAACGGAGACTTGTTCCAAGGTGAGATACGTCCGAGCAAGGACAAGTCGTTCAAACAGTTTGAGACGATGGCGTATGGCTACCGTGCCATATTCCGGATCTTGCGTAACTACTATAACAACTATAATTTGGACACGATCCGCAAGATGATCGGTCGCTGGGCACCGGAAAACGAGAACGATACGGACGCTTACATTAAGGCCGTGTCCGATTACGCCGGGATACCGGCTGACGATCCTGTAAATATCAACGATCGTGAGCAGATGATCCGTATTGTCGCTGGTATGAGTCGGGTCGAGAACGGTAGGGAGGCCGAAATGTCGGACGTTATAGCTGGGTGGAACTTGCTATGAGAATATGGTACGTCATATTGTTATGCCTTTTCTGTGCCTGTGGAACCTCCAAGAAATCCACGGATACGGAAAGGCATACCACTGCAAGTGTCAGTCTATCGGATAGTATCTTTAAAAAAGACAGCCTTTCGGCCATAGAGCGGATATTATCTAACGAGAGATTGAGCGCCCGGATCTTGGTCGTGGAGTGGTCTTCTCCAGACAGCGTGGGGAACCAGTATCCAGTCAAGACCTCAGATATAACCATAGGTAAGGAGCGAGAGGAATCCGGCGAGAAGATCGTTTCGACCGGATCTGATATGACAGAGGTACGGACGAATAACAAGACGGTCGTCTCCGATGAGAGAGAAACGATAAACGTGGATAAGGAAACGAGGCTTATCCATCCTAGGGTATGGTGGTATCTGTTGGTAGGAGGAATGATTGCGGCCATGTTATGGTGGATCATTAATAAGAGAGGGTGATTTAATATTGATACATAGTGTTATCCAATGACTCCGTGAGGACGAGTTGGCGGGGAGATAAAGAAAGAATCTCCCCACAAATTAAAACGGATCGGAAGTTTGTTTTAATTATCGCTGCACGACGGGAGAGATTCTTTATTTCTTCTGCCGTGCATTTTTTGTGCCCGGCTTTGATAGTAAAACAAACCACGAAATAAAAAGTTTATGAATAAGGTGGAAATTTTTTACAAAAAAGTGATAGAGGCAGTCTGCAAGGAGTGCGGGACCGATCCGGTAATGATGTTTAGCAACAACAAGGAGAGGAACGTTGACGCTAGGGGAGTGGCTATAACCATACTGGCCGATCGCAAGTTGAGCGATAATATCATATCCGATCTGACGGGAATGACGAGGCAAGCCGTGAACCGGATGCGAAACCTGTACCCGGACAGGATAAGGAGGAGTTACTATCTGAGAAGAACGGTGGAGAGCGTGAAAGAGGAGCTATCCGGTACGGTCTGAGGGTGCGTTATGTTGTAAGGCATGTGATTTGTCTATGAAAAAATTTTCATATAACAAAATTTTATGCGACCTTTGCGGCATGAAAGATAATAATGAAACCTCGGCGGCGCAACAATCCGTATCGGGGTTTTGTTTATTGAACAGGAAATTATTTAAATCGAAATGTGTTTAGGAATAAAAGTCAATAAAGATAAAATAGGCAATCTTATGGTATATTTGTCGGAGAGGATATCTCCAATATACCATACTCAGCTTATTAAGCTTCTATATCTTATAGATGAAGAGGCTGTTAAGGATGATGGCGTTCCTGTCACTTGGCTTGATTATAAGGCGTGGCAATATGGCCCTGTAGCCCCAGATACATATTATATAAAATGCGGGGGAATGGAGTTCTCTGATTATGTTAAGGCGGAGAAATGTTCAGGATCAGATAATCATTTTTATGTTTTGCCGAAGGTGTCATTCTCGGATGATAAATTTAGCGACTACGAAATGGACATAATAGATCGTGTCATAAAAGAATATGGGAATAAAAAGCCTAGTGAATTGGTGAATTTGACCCATAAAAAGGGATCGTTATGGGATATTACCAAGAAAGAGCATAATATTATTTTCGATAATGATTATAAAGTATCAGATTATAGCTTAGACTTTAAGAGACTAATAGCGGATGATCCTGAGAAACTGGAGAACTATAATGGTGCCATGGAGATTATGATGATTAATAGTAAATTAAAGTCATGCGATAATGTTTAAGCCCGGAAACGTTTTATATGGCACGTTTAAGCTGTCAAATATATGCACGAAACCAAAATATGCGATCATTTTACATAATGACGGGCAAGATTGTGTGTTAGCCACATACACTACATCGAAAAAGAGGTCTGGGGTTAGTGATTATGTGCATGGGAAAAATCCTTCTGGATCTAATGACCCTAAATCTTATGTGTTTCTTGCCAGTAAGGATGTAGGCACATACAAAGACGGCAATGGAGTTACTCAAAGCTTCAGATTTCCTGAAGATAGTACGGTCGTTCCAGATTATGGTTATACAAAGACCTCCACGCATAGCTTATCATTGAATGTGCCTGATTTGACTTTTATATGTAGTTTGTTTGAGAAAGAATACTTGGATTTGATTTATACGCTATATCAAAGCAAGAAAACTCCTCGGGAGTATAAAAAGATATTTGAGAAAATATTGCAGGATAAACTAAAGTGATATCATATAAAGAGGAAGGTATGAAAAATTTAGATGAACTAGCTAAGGAGTATGATGAATTCCTAGAAAGGAATAGTTTTGATAAATACTCAGATAGAAAAAAACATATATCTAGTCCAACCACGCTACAATGCATGTATTGGAAACAGCCTTGCATAAATTAGGAGAAGAGCTCCTTTCCATATCATTATAAAGCCTCCCTTAAAAGGTAAAAGCGTCGTCAACACAAATTGGCGGCGCTTTTTTTGTCTCATCCCCTTCCGCAAAGAACTAGCAACAACCTCGCAACAAGCTAGCAAGGAGATATTTATTTAGCAAAGCCCTTCTCATGATTTTTGTCGTGTCCGGTAATGGTGCCGGATTAACGACAAAAATTAAAGATAATGGATAGAAATTATTTTATCGGTACTCCCGAAGGAGGTAATTCCGGTGGAAGTAAGTTTGACATCATGGCCTTTCTCCCGAGCTTGATGGGTGGCGGTGGAAAATCATTGGACCCCAATTTGGTAGCGGCTTTGATGAACAATAAGGGCAATCAAGACGCTTGGGGCGGTGGTGGTTGCTGGTGGATCTGGATCATCCTCCTGTTCTTCGTATGGGGAGGCTGGGGTGGCAACGGCTTCGGCAACAACGGGGCTAACGGATTACCGGCTCAATTGAACAATGACGCTGGTCGTGAATTGTTGATGAACGCTATCCAAGGAAACGGAACGGCTATCAGCCAATTGTCATCTTCCTTGAATTGCTCAACCCAACAATTACAAAACGCTATCTGCCAGATCCAAGGACAGATCCAGAGCGTGGGTAACCAAGTAGGCATGAGTTCCCAACAAATCATTAACGCCGTCCAAAGTGGTAACAATCAATTATTGAGCCAGATCGCCGAGTGCTGCTGCACGGTTAACAACAACATCACTAAGATGGGCTACGAGAACCAATTGGCTAGCTGCAACCAGACAAACACGCTGGTGAATACGATGAACAACAACACGTTGACTCTCCGTGACTCAGGTCTGCAGAACACCCGTGATATCATCAACGAGGTTCGTGATTTCAAGAACTTGTATCAACAAGACAAGATGGATCGCTTGACGGCGGAGAACCTAGCCTTGAAAGGACAGATCTCCCAAAGCAACCAGAACGCCTATTTCGCCGCTACTCTACAGGCGCAGACCGCCCCTCTAGGTAACGCCTTGGGTGATTTGAGCTCAAGATTGGCCAAGATCGAGTGTAACCAGCCGGAGGTGGCAAAGGTTCCTTACTCCCCCGTGGTAGGCATACCCACTTGCGTGGCCGCCCAGTACGGATTAGGCCTAGGTCTCGGTAACTGGGGAAACTTCGGCAACGGATGGGGATAATGAGTTAATAACCTAAAAATAAAGAGTTATGGCATTCATTAGTCCTTTCATAATGGCGAACAAGAACGGTATCCCACGTTTGGAGAGCACGGGCGTTACGGTCGGGACGACCAACGTTCGTTTCTCCTTCCGCAATCACCCGTTCCTGTCAGCCCCGTTTAGCGGGTTGATCTTGTTCCGTCTGGCCCAGCCTATCCCGGCTGGTACTACCGGGACGTTGCCGGTAGTGTTTGACACGAACGGCTCCACGCAGGCGCTAACGACCATTAACGGCGCAGATGTCACGGCATCCGATATAACCGGCACCGGAATCTACTTGTGTTACTATGAGTCGGGCAATAATACGCTCCAGATAATGACGGGAGTGGTGTGAGAGAGTATCAACGAGAGACCGGAGCGATCCGGCTCTCATAAAAACCAATAAATATGTTCAAGAATCAGAGACAAGGGAATCCTTTATATATCCTTCATAAGGGGAATACGCCTTTTTGTGAGGTTGGAAGCATAGTCAGCGTGTCCCCTCCGAGACCGGAGAATCCAAATTTCAACATGTATGGTCCGCAAGCTAAAATCGTGGTGGACATAAAGGCCAAGGTAGGTGAGGACAACGTCAGCTTCTCCAACGTCTTGTCCGACGTTACCATTACGGATTACCCCACTACAAATGGGGAGAAACTGGTTGTGTCATGCGATCTAGGTGCCCTGAATACGGAGATCAACGCCATGATGCAGCAAAGCCGACAGGCACTTGACAGCATCGATTACCATAAATCCGTGATTGAGGGGTGCGAGAAGATGCTGGTAATACTGAACCCTGAGTTTGCCCGGGAGAAGGAGAGGGAGAGTGAGATCGCTAACATGAGAAACGAGATGTCCGATCTGAAGGAGGCTAACGCAAGGTTGGTTGCCATGATGGAGCAACTTGTCGGTTCCGTGAACGGTAATAATAACAAGAATAAAAAAACAGAGTGATATGGGAACATATAGCAGAAAACTGAGAGAGCTGATCGAGGAATTCGACGCCATGGAAGACGAGGATATGTTGGAACTGGCGAAGGAGGCCTATAAGCTTGGCTGTAAGGAAGGAAAGCGGAAGGCCATGGAAGGCTATGGCAACCGCATGGAGGAAGACGAAGACGATGAGTTCGAGGACGACGACGAGTTCCGTGAGATGTGGGAGCGTGGCGGCTACGGCAACCGTGGCGGCGGTCGTGGATCATCCGGGGGAGGCTATGGCAATCGCCGTGGGGTACCGGGCACCGGACGCTACTCGAGACGATATCGTAGATAACCATGAGGGGGGGGACCGGTTTCCCCCTCCTAAAAAACAGAGGAATATGAGACTAGATATGTATGATGATTTCCCTTCCGGGATGCGATCCTACCTGAAGGCGTATGGCTGGCATTTTTCCAAGGCCATGTGCGATTGGGCCGTATCCATGATGGAGAAGGAGGACGGAAACGGGAAGAAGGTCAAGATAACCCCTTTCACGAAGGAACAGGTGGATGAGATGCTGAAGAAGTATAGCGTTGACGTGAAGAAAAAGGGTGGATACGATTATGTTTACGCCGCCAACATGTGCAAGGCCGATTACCTTGGCTCCTCAGTGCCTAACGAGCAGTACGCCGCTCTTTATGTCAAGAACGTCTGCGACGATCCGGACGCTTACGACGGGATAGTGTTCACCCGGTTCTACGCTGATTGCATCGGGTCCGGCACGCCTATAATCTGGGAGGAGATGATGTGATGGGAGGCTGGGGCTACATACTGAGGATCTTGAAGGGAGAGTCCCCCAAGGACGTGCTGGCGAGTATGCCAGAGAAGGATTTTGACAAGGTATCCGAGGTGGTGGGCAATCTCAAGGCAACCAATCTCACCCGGCAACAAAGGAGGAGGATAGAGCGGGAGTTCAAGACGGTAAGGAGATGATACGACGGGATTACCATATCAAGAGATACGATTGGGTGATCCACGTACTGTATAACGTCACCTGCTCGAGGATATCCGATATCATAGCCCTATTGAGGAGGGCCGGTTGCCCGGAAAGCAAGATACGGGAGGCTTATGGCAACGTAGGATCCTGCAAGCTGGACGTGGGACTTACTTATTCCAACTACCGGCGAAGGGAATCCGTCATGGTGATAGGCCGGACCTCGTCTTACAGGGAGTTCTCTAATTCGTTGTTCCACGAGTGCCGGCACTTGACGGATCATATGTCCTTGGCCTTGGATCTGGAGATCGGAGGGGAGCCTATCGCTTACTTGGCTGGCGATATAGGAGCCTTGATGTCCGATGAGATAAGGATGTTCATCTGCGATTGCCATCGTCACAGGAACGATATAAACGATGAGTTATGGGAAAGAAAAAAGAAGATAAAAAGAAAAAGGAATCCGTAAGACGGGAGATAGACCGCCTCGCGGATTCCTTGGATTTCGAGCCTGTCAACTTCTATGAGGTGATGGCTCGGATACGGCACTTGATGTGCCTATTATAATGAATCTATCATTCCACATAGATAACCATCAAGGAAGTTCCTCAATGACGGATTTAAGAGATATGGGATCGTCTTCCCACGTTAAGTATCTACCTGTTAACCTATATATACTGCCTTTTGGAAGTACGATCGCCGAATTGTGATCCTCGACGGAAAAATATTCCTCGTCATGCGCCGATCTATCGTCCGTCCATACCTCTCCTTGCCGCACTGGGAAGTTATCAAGAATAACCTCGTCACCATTCTTGTTTACGGCCAAGAATACTATTGTTTGCTTGCCTAGTTTCATAAATTATAATTTGCTCATTTTTCTTAATTATGAGTTACGTGAATGATTGTTTTCTCGAATAGGGCATGGCTCTATCCCCGCTTTATAAAGTTTATCTTTAGCTTCTTCGTATAGTTTCTCATACTCAAGTTTTTGACTCACTTTTCGATCTAACTTTACTCGAAGTTCAATAACTTCATCTGCACGGGCCTCATATCCCGCTGTTACACAATCACTGATGATTGTTGTTAGATCAATGTCATGTACTTCAAGACATTTGGCAATAAGATCATGATAATAACAAAGTGCTTTTTTTCTAGCTTCTTCTATTTTTTCTTTCATATCTTTTAAATTATGAGCCTTCCCGGGAAGGCTCGGTTAATACTATTCCTCTTAATAGTCTAATAAAAGACCTCATGTACTCGCAATTCTGATTGCAATCATTCATTTGATTGCACATTCGATCATTGTCTTTAGAGAGGTTTGGACAACTTTTCCAGTGAGCATTAATAGCTTCTGCCATTTCCCATTCGGCACCTGCTATAAATCCCTGATAATACGCCGGGAATGCACTACCGCTACTCCTGCTTTCAGCGAAGAAATGAGCCGCTTCTTCTACCGTCTGTCTCTTATCAATATCTCTTTCCATGATTTTAAATAATATTTAAATATTGCTAACCACACATTGTTAGTATACGGTAAACCTGTATATTTGCATTGCGTTTGGTTGGAACATTAACACCTCCAATCTGGTGAACTGTCATTCACCTCCTTGTCCTATCTCCCTTGTCCGAGAAAAGACACAAGCCCATTGTCCTGTAACTTTGGGCTTTTTTTAGTTTCTATTGTCAAGGTGTCCTTCCTTGATAAGCCATTCAATCATTTCTGTGATAGCATCAAAAAGGCTCTCCCTGCAATATGACTTGGCAAGGTTACTTCCAGCGGAATACTTTATAGTGAATTCTTTATCTCGTGGAAGTATGAATAGGTAATAGTTATATCCCTCACATTCTATTTGATCGGGTATCATGTCTATTAGCTTGGATAGAGACCAAGTGGGCAATACCGTATCTTGATACGCTTTACTTTTAATCCTTCTATATTCAAATGCGACCAGACGTTCGAACTCGTCAAGATACATGTCCGCCGTCTCCGGTCTCACCCCGGCCTCTAACAGCCGTTGTGATTGTTCTTTGTTCGTGCAAATTTGATTCATATTATAATTCGTTGTTAAAATATTCCTTATTATCCATATCTTTCCCTCAATTTATTCATCTCATCTAAAACAAGGCATTAATATTACATTTATCCCATTCTCGAACCTAAACAGGTTAGGTCCATATAAAGGGTTCGAAACAAGAACACAAGAGGTGATATCAAGAAGCTCCATGAGATTTATCATTTTAAGCACAAGCCATGATTTAAAAGGATTCCCGTGTATGTCAATGTCATATTGGGGATCTTTTATCATTTCCCCGGTCTCGCATAAATGACCCTCTCCACGACATACGGGGCATTCCTCCTCTTCCGTATAGATTATATCATCAAAACAAAACTCATAATCAACCATCCCGGTACCTGCGCAAGCCTCGCACTTATACGTTTCATTTATCATCGGGACGTCATCGTACAATTCCTTCAACCAAGACAATTCTATGATCTCATGGCATTCTTTCCTTATATTCAACACAGATGATACATCTGGCTTGTCTTGATACGGATACCTAAGACCTATCAAGGATATAGGTATTGTTATAAGCGTGATAGCGTCAGTGGCACATACCATGTCTCCTTGTTTGAACGCTTGGTTTAATGCTGGTCTATACTTGTCGTTACCGACAAATAAATTGAGGATTTTTGTTTCATTTTTCATATCTACCCCTCCTGAATAATTGTGTATTCTATCTCTTCGTCCCATGTGACATCCACCGGATCGTACTCATACTCTCCATCGGACGTGCGTATCATTACCTCCGCTTCCGGGTCTTGCTCTTGGAGAAGAGCGATTAGTTCTTTATTTCTCATGCTAATTTTTCTCTTGTTGATTTAAAGGGGCATCCCATGAAAGGAACGCCCCGGATAGATTATTAGTTCTGCTCGGCAAGTTTCTTGAACTCCCCAAGCAACATATAGATCGTGGCGATATCGTCCTTGAAACGATCCACCGTTTCCTCGTTGATGCACCATGAGTAGTTGAATACCAAGTCCATCAGTTGGTCGCACACCTCGGAGGGCGTGGTGATCTTGTTCATGAACTCGTTAAACGAGGTAAAGTCGTATTGTTTAGCTAGCATAGTTCAACTCCTCCATCTTAGAAAATCCTAACACGGACATAAGAGAATCGAATTTGTCCACATACCACTCCGGTTGCGTTTCCTTCGGGTTGTTCTTGTTTATTTGATTCTCTCCGTATTCGAGTCCTTTCTTGGATATGGAGTTGAAATATTTGGTATTCCCTTTAGAGGATTTACGGGATATACGTTCGATATATCCTAGCTCGATAGCCCTTTTGTAGAATTGATTCCTTGACACCTTGTAACCTTTATCGCTGAGTAAGTCAGTGGCCGATTTCATCACGCCCTTCGACGGGACGTAGTCAGGCAAGGGCAATCCAAGAGGGGTGGCTACTTTCTCAAGCAAAGACAGCTTGGAAACGTCATTGAGGTTCAGCATCTCGCTTACGCCCTTCACCCATTCTATTCCGGCCCGGACTTTTGTCGGGGTGACGGACACTGGTCTGGATTGGTTAATTGATTTGCTTTCTTCCAGTTTTTCCTCACAAGCGATAAAGTAACGGCGGGCTTGCTTACCTTTCTCGCTTCTTTGGATCATTGATACTTCTTTCGCCATGTTTAATGTCATTGCGTAATCTTGAAGTTCTTGATTCGCAAGGGTGTTAAATACTTTACACCCTACATAGTCCTTGTTTTCGTCGAAACCGTACTGTAGTTGTCGGTCAAACCAAGACTGGAATCTTTCCGTACAACCTAAAAAGTCGTACAAAGCTCTTGCGCTAACGGCTCTTTTTCCGTTGCTTTCTGTGATGGGGATTAACGCCCCTACGTTTGTTGTAATTTCTGCCATATCGATAGTCATTTTTTTGGCATTATAGGCAAAGAAAAACGGCTTGCCTTTCCCGTTGACTATCACCTCAAGAGGCTGGTGTCCCATTACAGTTCACCACGGGGGTACAAGCCGTATATCTTAGATACATCGATCTTACAAGCATAAAAAATGCCCGCTATATATGGCAGGCTTCCGTCTGCCTCTTGAGTATGATAGTCGCTACAAATGTACCACTTCTTTCCAAAACGCCAAATAAAATCATTGAAAAAAATCACCCTGCTTTCTCAAAAGCCTTATTGAACACCCTCGGATCAAGTATAGCGTTCGTTATCGCCGTGAACGCCTTCACGATCCCGGGCTGCTCATTTAAGTTTATTCTCACGTCCTTTCCGGTGACCTCGCTTGATAACCGGTCGCTCAGATATTCCACCTTGTCCAGTGTCAGATAGGATAGGGGGTTGTACGCCAAAGGAACGATCCCCCGCATCCTGTCACCGAAATCGCTTATCGTGATCCTCGACATCTGCGCTAGCATGTTTATCGTTGATGACAGCGAGGCGATCCGGTTTGTCATGCCCGATACCCCGTGATCCAGCAATATCTGGCTGATCGTGTAGTAGTATCGGTCTATGTGGGGCTGCACGTCCTCTTCCATGCTTTGCGTTATCTCCGCTAACGCCTCCTTGTTCGCCTTGGCTATCCGGAAGATGTTGGTGTTATAAGCGTCTATCTCTTTCTCGATAGCGTTGGCCGTCCGTTTGGCGTTATGCCTGTAGTGCTCGCTATTCCTCATGGCCTCCATGAGCGATACCGTGTAGTTATACACTTGGTCGTTCACGAAAAGTACCATGTAGGTTAGCGAGGTGACAAGGCCGTTCGTGTCCTTGTCGATCTCTTCCCAATCGTTGTATTGTTTCATATCTCACTCGTTTTAGAGAAAACAACGCTTTCGTGATCCGGCCTCAGATGGGCCATGCATGCGGATGAGTATTCGCAAAACCTCGCTCCCTCGTCCCGGAAGGCACAGCCCTTGCAAATTGTCGCCTTTGTATTGGTGCAGGGGACGAATCTCATCACTCGGATGTTTATTTCCCCTATTTTTACCGTGAACCCGGTAGGGGTGTTCCTTAATCTGTCTGTTATTTCCATTATCTTGTTCTTAAAATGGCATGTCCTTGTCATAACTCCCGTAATCGTAGAACTTGGTCATACCGTCATTATGCTTGAATTTTACTAATCCAGTAGCCCCATCTCTATTTTTGGCCACGATCAACTCCCCATAGTTGCGTTCGACGTTCCCGTTCTTGTCCTTTACCTCGATCTTGTAATACTCCGGCCTATGGATGAACATTACGATATCAGCGTCTTGTTCGATAGCCCCGGATTCCCTAAGATCTGATAGGAGGGGTTTCTTGTCCGGTCTGGCCTCGTTTCCCCTGTTCAATTGGGATAAGAGCAAGAAGGGAACCTTTAACTCCTTCGCCGTGATCTTGGCGGTCCTTGACATCTTGGCTACCTCCCGCTCACGGTTTCCTTCCCGTTCCCCGCTCTCCGCCAATTGGAGATAGTCGGCCATGATGATCCCGCACTTGCCTTGCTTCTTCAGTATCTTGCATCGTGAGCGGATGTAGTCCATCGTAACGCACGGGTTGTCATCGACATAGATCGGGAGCCTCCAAAGCTCGTTGACTGCCGTCTCTACCTTTTTGATCTCCTCGTTTGTCATATACCCGGACTTGAACCTTTCCGGATCTACGTCGCACTCGGATAGGATCAACCTGTTGGCCAAGCTTATGTCGGACATTTCAAGCGAGAATATAGCCACGGGCGTGTTGGATTTTGCCGCCGATTTGGCCAAGTGAAGCATCACGGCGGTATTGTGGGTGACTATGTAATCATCCGTTATGTACAAGGCCTTCTCATGCGATACCGATATGCACTGGCATTCAACCCTGCGGTTGGTCGGTGTCACGGACATCACGGTCAAAGGCTTGTTTCTCCGGTCCATCCTCACCCTGTCGAATTTCCTTGGGAGCGTGAAGCATTCCCTAGGGTTGTCCGCTACGATCACGAGCCTGAAACTGTTCCTTTTCCGCTCGCCATAAAGGAATGAGCGTCTTTCTCTCAAGGAACATTTATATCCCAAAGACCAGCAAAGCGTTTGTACGCCTCTCGCCAATTTGACACTCGTGGTGTTGTAACATATAGCCCCATTCTTGTCTATATCCCCATCAGTGTCAAGAAGACCGTTCAACAGTTCTACTCTTTGATCCCTACATGTGTCAATGTACATGTCCGGAATGAACTTCTCGTAAGAATGGGCGTTGAGCAATCCTAGGTTCTTCAACTCTGCCAAGTACTTATTGGCCTTCCTGTTCTCCGTGTTGGTTATTAGGTATCGATCATCTGAGGCGATAACATCGTAGTCAACCATACCTCGGATCTTGTCTGCGATAAACTTATCTGGCTTGCACCAGCTAACCCCTTTGCCCAAGATCCCATCCCCTAACAAGACTCCCATGAGATATGGTGGGATCACGAAATCTTTCCTGTCCCCGAATATCCCGGAGAAACGAGGAATGCTTATTCTGCCGGAATATCTTTCCTTGCTTATCAAGTCCATAAGCTCCAAGGTAGATACTACCCTTTCGGCCTTGGAATTGAACTTGGAAGATATTACGCTCCATAGGTGACTTCCGCAGCATTCGATCTTGCGACCGTCCGAGAACTCGACCATGTATGTCTTGACATACCCTTGCGGGAATATGCCGGTCACACGTGATTCCGTCCCGTCTACGGAGCAAACTTGGTCGCCTATCGCCAGATCCTTGTTCAGTTTCCATCCGGAAGGTGTCAAGACCTTGGCATCCATCCTTAGCGCCTTTCCCATGGAGGGCCTAGCCGCTATTATCACCAAGTTTCCCGGCTGCCATCCGTTCGTGATCTTGTTCAGGTCGTGAAGACCCGTGTCAACACCGGATCGGATGTTTTTCCTCGCCATCTCCACACGCTTGTATAAACCGTCCATGGAGCCTTTAAGGGCCTTGGATATATGCTCGCCATTAGACTTGCCGATAAGTTCCTCCATGAGGGTCTCTGAGCCGTTTATGGCCTTGTGAAGAACGTCCCCTATATCCTCGTTGGAATAGATGGCGTTCTCAAGGTCGTTGGCGATAGCCAGCCCCTTCCTCTGTATGGACCGCTCCTTGACGATCATGGCATGATCCTGTATATGGGCCGAAGACCCGATCTTGGAGGTAAGGGAAGCTATGTATATCGGCCCCCCAATACTCTCAAGCTCCCCGGATGACAGCATCGCTTGCGTGACCGTCATCATGTCTATGGGCTTTCTCTCCTTGTATAGCCCGGATATGGCCTTGAATACCGATTGGTTCCTCTTGTCGTAGAAATCGACCTCCGATAGCTCCGAGGCGATTTTCTCGAAAGCGTCGCTCTCTATGAGGCAAGCCCCGAGTATTATCTGCTCGATCTCCTTGGCTTGGGGAGGCAGCCTGCCGTCAATCGGGGACGATGTATGTGAGATCTGTGCGGTGTTCGTTCTTGCCATAATAAACCTTGTTTTTATCTATTGCGTTAATCAATGTCATTCTCATGTCAATCTCCTTGGCCCTGCTTTTTTTCTTGTGCTTCCATCCTGCGTCTGTTGCCCAGAAATTTGTGCAAGCCTTCTCTAGGGATAGTTTTATGTTTACGCCGGGATAATAGGATTGTTGAGTCTCCATGATCTTTGGATCGTCGCATATGCTCTTATATGCGCTACGGACTAAATCCAAATAGATGCTGAAATCATCTTTCCATGTTTTCTCCTTTTCTGTCTCAGGGTTATCGCCCGTGTCCGGAACGGAAGTGACGGCACCTCCCGATTTGGGGGTAGGGGGTATATTATTATTATCTTTATTATTATTCTTGCCCTTACCTTGCCCTTTATTTTCGTCACTTGCCCCTAGGCTTGCCCTTAGCTCGCCCAAAGAAAGCTTTAAGTCCTTGATTTCTTGTTCTATGTCTATGCCATTACCCTTGCCCTTATCCTCGCCCTTGTCTATATTTATAGGGTTGTATAAATCATAATTGCATAGAGTTATCACATTCATGCCTTGGGATGCGTCTGTTGTTATCATTCCGTCCCTTTTAAGCATGTCCAAGAAATTTCGGACCTTTTTCTCTGAGTCCCATTTCCATTTTTTGGAAAGAAAACTTATGGATGCTGGATATTGTCCTCTTCCGTATGTTATTTCTCTACCTCCGATACTAGCCTTAAGCTGCGTTGCCTCAAATCGTGCTGACTGTATTAAGTCTATCCACGCTTCGCACTCGCTAAAAGTCCGGGATGCTTTCCATATTCTGTGAGAAAATAATTTACGGGATAACATGATAAATCCTTTATCCATATCAGTTGTCGGCATTTTCCAATTCCTCTTTTAGGAACTTTATCAATCTTCTAATATCATCCTTACTTATTTCTACGCTTTTGGTCATGTAGTCCGAATATTCAGATATGAAAAAACTTATGCACTCATCAGATTCGCTTAATGGGCTTACCTCTAATGCTACACAAGGCTTAGATTCTGATATGAATTTCATAAATGTACTCATGTCACTATATGTTTTATATTATTAGTCAATATATTATTCCTCTATTATACAATTCCTCCCTATATTGCTCCAACGCCTTAAGGCATCGCTCCTTGTCCATGTATCCCATTGGCATTATCCCGGCCAACCTTGCGTTGCATCGGTCTATGCCATATTTGAGATCCTTGTTTGACATTCTCTTTATGTCCATGATTGCTTAATTTTAAAGTGTACTATATACTCCCCGGTCGGAACCGGGGCTTTTAAAATCTTAATACGTGAGTAGGGTAGGGCTATTTGATAGTCCTCTTGATCTCGTCCATCAACCTCTCGGTTATCCTCCTGTCGTGCCACTCGTGCCATTCGGTGAATATCCCCTTGGACACCATGAAGAAGAAACACGAGTTCTTTAGCTCCGTCTCTTGCGAGGACGTGATGCGTGACCATTTGAGTTGGTTCTTCACGTGCTCAAGTTCCTTGGCGAGCTGGTCGTTCTCCTTGGATAGGCGGTTGATACGGATGGTTTGCTGACGTTGGGTAAGCGTATTCATAACGCACCTCCTTCCATTCCTGCTAATATGAAAGCTGTCATTAATAAGATGAGAACCTTTACATAGCCTATAACATCATCCCGGTTATCGCATTCGAGCAATCCGGATGATATGAAGGTTAATAGCTTGGCGATTGTGCGCCATGAGAAGATGCTCGTTTCGTGAGCTGACGTGGTTGTGCAATTACTGTTGTTCGTTACACTCGCAATTTCATGTTCCTTGGTCATTTTGATGAAATTTGAGTTATATAAAGAAAGCCGCTGGCTCCCAACTCCGACCAAGGAACACTACATTAGATAAACTGATGCAGCCAACAGGGAAACCAACGGCTTATATCTTTGCAGGTATAGCTGTAGTAACGACATAAAAAATGCCGCATACAAGTTTACTATGTAGTGATTCCTTGGTCTTGAATCACCGCAAAGATACAACTCAAATTAAAAATGCCAAACAAATTGAAGTTTTTTTAGAACCATGGGATATATCCCGGAGGCGTGTTATCCTTGTCCTTGAATCTTTTCAGATGCTCTTCCACGTTCAACCCCTCCCTTACGAGGATGATCGTGTTCTTGTCAACCCTTACGGGTATCCTCTTGAATTGAGGCTCCGGGAGTATATCCCCGTTTGCCTTCGTGTTCGCTTTGATCGTTCTCATATAAGTTATCGTTTATAGTTGTCACAATACCGGAAGGAGTTCGCTACCCTTCCGGTGTTCAGTATCTCGCACCATACGGCCAGACCCTTGTGAGGCTTGCCGTGCACGCAATCGGCGCATCTGATACGCTCGGGCTGCTTGGTAGGTTTCTTAGCCATTCAAGTAGTCTTTTATAAGCGCGATGAAATCGTCCAGCGATCGGCATATCTCATATCTGTATCCTTGAGCCTCTACCGCCTTCTGGAATGCCTTCTGGCTGTCCTGTTGCCGGCCTTTTCTTGTCTTCATTTCCACGTACAGACCGTGATGGACGTTATTCGGGACTGACAGGAACAGATCGGCGACCCCGGCCAATGCCCCTTCCGCTTTCAGTATCGCCCCGGTTACCGTGTCCCTCCGTCCTCCGTTCGGGACGCTAAAGAAGCATCCGGCGTATCTCGGGTATTGGAGACGGAAGTATCTGACGCAAGCTTGCTGGGTCTGTGATTCGATATTCCTCATTTGTACTTGTCGTCTATCAAGATTAATACAATAAAAATTATCGCTAGGATAGCGAATATGAACGTTATTACCCCGAAGGATAATAACAGGCTTTGAAAAATGTCATTCATAATCGTAATTGTCAAAATCGTCCGGACCGTAATCCGGAATGTCGTTACCGAAATCCATGATTGTTATTTGTTGTTGGTGGTATCGGCAGGATTCGAATCTGCATCTCTCCGTCTTTTGGCGGAGTGGTCTTACCATTAGACCCACGATACCTAAATCCCCGCATATCCTCACGGACGGCGGGGATAATCATTCTAACCCAAATCTAATACCATGAAAAACACACTCTAATATTAATATCCTTAGTTCTGAATCTTTATTAAATCGGGTATCGCTCCATAAATGGGGGTACGACCATCCCATTTGTCGATAAACTGCTTATAAAGAATTTCTTTAGTCAATCCTCTCGAGGTGATTAACGCTTGTTCCGTTTTCAATTGCTCCAACTCGTTACGTTTCCGTTGCTCCGCTATCTGCTGGTCTAAAACCGATATATTGGTGTTAACCTCATTCCTGCTGTCTATTTTTTCACGTACCGCCTTGGAAAACTCAAGCTGGGCGGAGAATGTGAGTAATTGAAGGCCTCTTTTCTCGAATTCCTTATCTACTATCTGCTCAAGTCGTTTCTCAAAAAGAAGCGATCCTCCATCCGCCATTAAGCTGTCTGTCTTATGTTTACGACTCTCTTCCTTGATCAAGTCATAGATGCGAGGCTCAAGTATATTATCCTCCAATGATTGCATGAAACCGTCTTTGCCTGATTCCGTATCGGCCTTGTCTATGTGTTTGTTGTCGAAAACAACGTCTATGGCCCTGTTCTTGATAACCTTGTATGAGTAAGTGGGGCGTGCGTTAAATTCCGTATTATCTGCGGCTTTTAACGTAACAGGGCTCGCAAACTCACCTCTTTGATCAAATAATGGGACTTGGAATAATTCCGTCCCCCATTCCCAAGTGGATACCTTACCCGATACGACCTTGAAATCCTCCTTGCCTTGTTTCCCATAATTTTCCATCAATACCCCAGCGTAATTAGGTGCTACACGTTCACAAGAGGATAAAAATACCATAGCGATTATCGCTATAGTAAAAAACTTAAAACTTGTCCTTTTCATTCTTGATAAAATTAAATAGTTTGTAAATTATAAATAATGAACTAGTTAACATAATGACTATTCCTAGCCATGCGTCAACATGGTTAAAAACTCTGTTCCCTGCCGGAATAAAGGCTATGGCCAATATCAATATCCAGTGTTTGTTGATAAATTTCTTCATGATCTTTTTATTTATTAAACTTCTAGCTCTTCAATTAAGAGTTGCCCGCATCCCATGAACCATACTTGGGAAGCTGGCAATTTTTGTAGCAAGGCTATCTCTATCGCCGCCTCCTTGAACTTGCCCTTGTCATGCCCGGCCTTTTGCCTGATGAAGGATTGCGTCCTTGTTATAAGATCCCCGTCCCCTTCTTTGGGATCACGGGTTATGATCTCCTTACATTCTATCATCTTGTCCTCGATGGACTTGCCGGAGTCGGACAATGATCTCTCTATCTCTTCTTTGTCTATGTCAACGACTCTCTTGTTGACATCCGCGTTGAACGGGAACACGTCCATGATCATTGTCTCCGTTACCGAGGCGATGGTATAATCCGCCAATGTACCCTTCATGCCGTCTTCCAATACGGCGATGGCCTCTTTTAGATTAGAGGCTTGGGCTAACATGGTAGCGGCTGTTTTCTTCTCAGACCCGCTCTTCTCGTCCAGCGTGATGAAATAAACCTTGATCTTATAGAACCGGTCACCGTTTTCGTTGAAGAACAACTCGGATAAACGAGCTCGTTTGATGTCTGTTACCGTGAATTCACCCGTGATGAAGGGGCGGATCTCCTCGATGATGCGAGCTTCCGCTTCCGTAAAAGACAGGGCATCTACTAAATAAGGTTCCGTTACTTTCTTTTGCATACCGTTCTCCAACATCTTCTCGTAGGAGACCTTACATTCAAAATAGTTGTGCATGTCGCTAATAGTTTATGTTGTATTTCTTTCTTTCAAACTGTGGGACATACCCCTCGCAAGGGGTGTTTCCGTCAAATAGGGCCGAAGCCCTTGTAGTTTCCCCATCTTTTTTAGACGGGTCTTTCCAATGCTTTTGCCGTTGATGGCAAAGGCAATGTCTTTTACAGCAATCCTCATTGAGGCAGTATTTAAGATCTCTCATTATCGTATCTCTTATAGGTTTCCAGCTTCTTGACCTCCTTTTTAAGGAGTCTGGCCGCATCCATGTATTTGACGCTGCCATAAGGAGCGGTAATAATAATGTTCGCATGCCTAACGATCTTTTCTATTAAGTAATTTGGAGGCCTGTCACTTTTTCTCATGATTAGAAATTTGAGAGGTTTCTCATAAAATCGTATTCGGATATGTCCCGTAGGAATACCGAGAAAAGCACGTCCTTGACACGTTCGTAGAGATCCATGAACTCGGCCTCGTCCATCTTGTCGAAGGCTATCGACTTCGGGATCTCTATCCATTCCTTTCGGGATATGCTGTAGGCCGTATCGCAATGCCCGGCGGCGATCTCTACAGTCTTCCGGAAGCACTCCACGCTCTCCTTGAAATGCGCCGTGGTCTTCTCGTTCTGGTAAGACCATGCGCAATTTATCAAGGCGAAATACTTCCTATGGAAATCTATGTTCCGTGCCAGCGTTATCTTGGCCTTGTATATCTTGCCTAGCTTGAGCTTTTTCTTCTCGTCATAGTCGGAATCATAGCATGGCCTCAATCCGCTGGCGGTGTTGAGCAAGTATAGTTCCATGGTCAGAACGGCAATCCATCGTCTTCTCCAACCGATGGGGCGTTGTTGATATCCTCCGGTGAGGGGATGTTGCTCTTGAACGTGGATTCCATCAAGTCACCTATGCCATAATAAACGCCTTCCTTTCGTTCCTCTTTCCTTGGGGCGCAAGACACATAATGCGTATAGGTGCGGTTGTCGAACGTGACAGGCTCTTTTTTCTCCCCGATCGAGATATTGAGGAAGATCTTCTCCCCCTTGGCCGTCATTACTTTTTTCATCAACTCCTTCGGTATGTCGCTCAAGCAGATTGAGCCGTATAAATTTGCCATAATGTTATGATTTTAAATTTTAGATTTATAAGCGGGGCGGTCGGTTATTCGCTACGGCGGGGGAGAAACCCCTCCCCCAGGC